ATCTTAAATAAACCGGTTATCGATACTACAGTAACGGACGGCAGCACAAACCTGGTAACATCTGGAGCAGTAGCAACTGCTATTGCTACAGCTATTACAAATATCATAGATGGAAATGGAGTGAGTTACTAATGAAAATCAAAGTGACAAGACAGAATGTTGTGGATGCAATGCTTCAGGGGGAGGCGAGTATTACAGTGGATGTAGGCGAAATCAAAGTAGAAACCAAGATTACCAGAGAGGACCTTGTTCAGATTATCACTGCCGGGGAAACTACCCTTACTGGAACTTCCGCTGTAATCGAAGATGGAAATAAGGAGGCGTACTAACCATGAATGTACTGGTCAACGACGAAAGTTTAAAAAACATTGCTGATGCTATCCGGGCCAAGATAAACAGTACCGAAAAATATATGCCTGGGCAAATGGGCCCGGCAATCAAGTCTATCGACGTGGGTAGGAAAAGTTTTACGATTGTCCAAGTAGCCAATGGACACATCGGTTTAGCATTGATGGGTTCCGTTATTAGCAATGCCGGAGACGAATATACATTATCTTTCCCGCCCATTACGTTTCTAATTACCGCCAATAATGGTTATACACCGGGGCACATTACGGTAAATGGCGTGGACCAGGGCAGCAATAAAGTAACCTTAGAAGTAACCGATGGGATGGTGATTAGTGCTACTGCTGCGGTAAAGGATGAAAATACACAAGTATTATTCATGAATCAAGAGATTACTTTGCAACAGGTAAATGGGGAATATTCCTATGACGGAAGTAATATTAAAGACACCACGGGTGCTTATACCCTTGAATCTTATGACTTAAGCTATGACGCTGAAAAGAATAGGATTAAGGTGAGCAATATGCAGTGCAGCGCGTTGGCATCCGTGAATGCCTTACTGCTGCAATTCTCTCAGGATGCGAACTCGGATTCTGCTATTTTTGACCTTAATACAACCCAAAATCTTGCAGAACAGGAGTTTGAGGTTGCCCCCAATTTTAATTTAAATCCGACGCAGCCTTTCACATTATCCATCGTATTGGTTGGTACTTTAGTCTGATTCTTTATAGGGCTGCTAGTGATTAGCGGCCCTAGCTCCGGTCTGGATTACAAGAAGGGACGACAACTTGGAAACGATTTTATCGAACATTTTAAACACCGCCCTTGGCCTTGCGGTCGGGGCGGTGTCCGGGTACGCGTACGCGTATTTTTCCGGGCTTCAAGCCATGCGCAAGGGTATGCAACTTATATTGCGCGCATCACTCAATGATATGTACATTAAGTTCAAGCAAAATTCTCCCACAGCAGATGACAAGCAAGCGTTCGAAGAAATGTACAAGTGCTATGAAAATCTGGGAGAGAACGGTGTAATGGCCGCAAAAAGAGAAGCCGTTCTTACGATGCAGGAGGCCGTTCGTAAATGAAGAAGGTGGAATAATGGCAGCGATGGAAAAGAAGAATATCAACATTCTTTCATGTTCTGATTTCACTGGCGGTATTAATACCGCCGTCCCTCCCCAACAGCTCCAGGAAAACGAATATCAGGTTATCCAGAATTTCGAATACGACTTTAATCGGCTGGTGACAAGGGGCGGCCTTTCCGCCCCTCTTGTGACCTATGACAAGGAAATCCTTTCTGTGTTCTACAACAACGGCCTGAACCAATTCCTTGTGTGTCTGTCTGACGGTTCCATCTGGGAAGAAAATCTGGATACCCTGCATAACAAGGTGGGAACACTAACCGGCAACCGGAAGCCTAACTATTGCCGGTTTGACGGGAAAGTGTTTATCGCAAGCGGTGGAAAATTGCAGTATTATGATCCTTCCGCTCATACGGTGACAACCATCGAAGCGTCCTACAACTGTGATTATGTTTGGGAGAGCATGAGCAGGCTGGTTATTTCCTGCATGGGAGATGACAATATCTATTACTCCGCTACCGGCAATCCCTATGAAGATGGCTGGAAAGAAGATACTGATTCTGACAGCTCATCTAAATGGCTGGAAGTTGGCTACAAAGATGATGGGGATATTCTGAAAGTCCTCCCGATCAGCGGCGATATTGCCACTTTCAAGAGCAACGGGAAGGTGTACAACACCAACGGTTTCTACACCAGCTGGAATACTTCTCTTGCCGGGGATAATTCGGACGTGCTGACAGCAGACGGGATCATCGTTCTGGGAAGCACCATAGCCTTCTGCACCAATAAGGGCCTGCGGACTCTGGAAGCCGTACAGAACTACGGGAACTTTACCATCAACGAACTGGGAAGAAAGTTCAACCGGAACCTGGAACAGGAAGTGAACCAGCCCCGGCTGTACAATCTGGTCCGCAAACGGCAGCTGATTATCCAGCCGAATACCAAGACCAACACCGGGAACCTGTACTGCCTCCAGTATGATATGGGGGCCTGTGTAGAGCTTTCTTTTCCCATGGACATAAAGGATATGGCAGATACGCAGGACGGAATCATCATAGCAGGCGGAAATTCGCTCTACAGATGGGCAAAACGGTACACGACAGATAACGGTACCCCCATAGAGCAAAAACTCGTCACACGGCAACTCTCGTCCTCTACAAGCATTATCACAAGAAAGTTTGATGTGGCTGTGACCGGCAGCGGAACGCTACACCTCAAATGGGCGAATAAAAACGTTCTTTTCAAGGTGGGGAGAAAGCGCCGGGTGGTTCACTGCTTTTCCGTATGCCGGGATTCAGTCCTGGGGATTGAGACAAATGGAAATATTGCGATTGGCTTCATCAACCTTTATGCAGGCGAGAACTGAGGCACGCTATGAACGGAATACAAAAATGGATAAGGGTCCTTAACCAGGGCTTAACCAAAATGAAAATCACGGGACTTCCAAGGCTGTTCCTGCTGCTTTATGCGGGAATCTTCATCAGTGTGGGAAGCCTCTATTTAGTTGGGCTCCTGCTGGAATTTTGGACTACCGGGAAAGTGAATTACCCGGCAGTCAACCAGTTTGCAGGGACCTATTTCGGAGTGGCCGTTGTCGGTACTTTCTGCGTGCTGGGAAAAGCCCTGGTGGATAAGGACGAAGATGGAATCCCGGATACGTGGGAAACAGGCAACAACAAAGACCGGCCAGCACCGCCACCGCCCAAACGGGCCGGGGCTGACTGCGGGCCGAAGCAGGAACAAAGAATGGAAGGAGGAAAGGAAACGGAAGATGGAAACGGAAAAGAAGAAGGTCACGAGAGCGAACGCAAGGACGTTTGAAGAATGGATGGCCCTATACAAGCAAAAGACGGGAGACTATGTATCAGTCCCACCCGGCTTTACACTCAACTTTCTAGAGGACCGCGGGATTTGTGTCATGAAACCGGAGGCGGATACAGGCATCTTTGTTATCTACGACTTGTGCGGGGATGCTAAATTTTGGAGAGACCTGGCAGAAATGTATTGCAGACAGAACGGCCTGAAATGTATCAGCACCATTTGCACGCGCCGGATCAGACCGTATATCCGTTTCTGGGGATGGAAGATTATCAAGGAACAGCATATCAACGGACAGGAACGATACATCTGCAAGGATAAGCTGGACAGATATGTGGTGATTACCTTCAAGGGAATCAATGAGATTTCCCACCGTCCTGATTACTGGGTAACGGAGTACATGGGCCACGAAGCTCCAAACCTTTCCAGGGAAAGCGAGTGATGAATGAATGTTTGATTTAGTTTTACAGCTCCATAAAAAGGGCTCCAGCAACACAACGGTCCAGAGCTACACGCCGACACCAGAAGAAAGAAGGCTACAACGCCAGGCAGCTGATTACTCCGAAGCTGTAGCGCCTAACGCCTTGTGGCTGAACAATGTTGCCAGGAACATCCTCCAGGATTCCATCGGTTCCACACAGGTTGACTTCAACGGATTAAACCAGTCGGCCCAGGGGCAGATTGCCGGCGCTCAGCAGGGTGTGCAGGGCCTCATTAATGGACAGCTGCCTACGGCATATACCCAGAATATGCAGAACCAGATCCAGCAGGGAGTCAATTCTTCCATGGGAAATATGCTGAACACATTAGGCAGTAATGGTGTGCTGAACTCCAGCGTTACAAACAGGGGAATTGCAGACATTAATGATGCTGCTTCTCAGGCCATGGCCAATGCATACACCAGTAACATCGGCCTTTTGAGCCAGCTTTACGGGCAGCAGATGAGCGGAGCGAACGCCGGTATTACTACTGGAGCTGCCGCACAGGAAGCCGCACAGCAGCCCGCACTCAACCTTTGGAACGCTTCTCTGGGGCTCAATGGAGCAACTAACAGCGCGCTTGCCGGTGTATCTGGTCAGGGAACAACGACCGCTACACAGAAAACCAGCGGAGGAAGCGGCCTGTTTGGTGGCCTGCTGGCTGGCTACGCTTCCAACAGCGGCGGTATTTTCTGCTTTGCAGGGAACACGAAAATCAAGACACCGGAAGGAACCAAAAAGATTTCCGCAATTAAAGCAGGCGACAAGGTTATTTGTCCTTCCAAAGGCGGGAAAGAAAGCGTTGAAACCGTTGTAGATGTATTAAAGAACGGCAGAGCCGATACCTACCGGCTGATTGCCTTTGACGGCGACGACGTGTTCAAAGTGGACACCACATTCACCCAGCCTTTTGTGAAGGAAGACGGCACCCTGGCAACCCTGAAAGAGCTCCATGCCGGTGATACCATTCTCACCGACAAAGGGACGGCCCGCATTTTCGGTTATGCTCCACTTGAAGAAGCAAGAGTATACGACATGAAACTGACAGGCGACAACCGGTATTACGCCAATGGCTTCGTGGCTATCGGTGCTACCAATGAATGGTAATCATCGGGAGGAAAGAAATGGCAACGAATACTACAACGAACACTTATGCCAAATATGCGCCGAGAAACACCAAGCAGCAGGTCAACTGGACCAAACTGGCCTACAGTGATCCCTACTTTGCACTGGGATATATGGCCGGTTCCACTCTGGCTGATAACTACAATAAGCGCGGAGAACAGAAAATCCTGGAGAACGCAGCAGCTTCCCTGAACGGATTCGAACCGACTGTCACTCCTGAACAGCAGGCTCAGGCCCTGGACCAGCTTTCCATCGGCGACACTTCCATTCCCAGTGCTCAGCAGATTGTCCCCTTGCAGGACAACCCGGCAGCCCAGAAAGCATGGGAACAGAGCATGCAGAATGACGCAAATGTAATCAACGGCGTTCCGGGTGCTGCCGGTGCAATCGGCATTTCCGGGAACACAGCCCCGGCCGCGCAAACCGCCCCGGCTGCCGCAGTAGTGACTCAGCAGCAGCCCGCTATTTCTATCGGTTCTACCGACTATCAGCAGGATCCGCGTATGCAGGTTCTTGACCAGCTGGAACTGGAACAGCAGATTAGAAACGGGCAGCAACCCGGTTTAGGGATTTCCGGCAACGGTTTTTTTCAGTCAAGCCCCGCTGATACAGCCAACACGAATGGAGTTGGCGGGGCTGCGGTAGATACGTCTCCGGAAGCAATTATCCCCTCCAATTTCCAGCTCCGGCAGGCTCAGGAGCTCCAGCAGGTAGGGAACGCCTTGCAGCAGAACGCAGGAGACCCGGCAGTTCAACAGATGCTTGATACCGTGAACGCAGGGGGCAATATTGCTCAGCCGGTAGCACCGGCCCCTGCTGCGGATCAGCAACAGCAGTCCACGGCAGCTGCAAGCCAGCTCCCGCCCCCTCAGCCGGTCCCTAAACAGGACCCTAACGAACGGATGGAATTTGACAAGACCAAATGGCTGATGCAACAGCGCCTTGCTATGTTAAAAGATGGGTTTGACGAGGACCGGATTGCCAAAACCATGTCTACCCTGGAAATGATGGCCGACTCCTACGATCAGAAAGTGAAAGACCATAATACGCAGCTTGACTTGAAAGACCTTTTGACAGCGGACCCGACTACCGCACAGTTCCAGGAGAAGATTGTACAACTTTTCAAAGATAATCCGGAGGCGGCAAACCTGTTCCTGAAGAACGCGGTATTTTATCCGACTCTGTGGCAGAACGAACAGTGGTACAAAAAGTCGGACCATCAGTTTGCACAGAAAGAGAAATTTGCAAAAGATAACCTGCAAAACACCAAAGACCTTGCCAAATTCAATTTACAAATCAACAAGGAAATGGCAAGATACAAAACCAATTTGGCCCTGCAAGCAGAACAGCAGAAAATTGCCAACCGTGTTTCCCTCGCCGCTAAAATCTATCCGAACGCTACACCGGAACAACTTGTACAGATTGCCTTGGGCAAAGGACTCGGCAGTTCCCGGAGTGGACTTACCGGCAGCTTGAAACAACCAAAAACCGTAGGTGAACTGCTCCGGCAAACCTCTGTGGCCTACGGTGATACAACCGTAGGAGAGGACCCGAAGCCCAGCACAGCAGCTAAAAACAAACTGATTGGGGCAATCGGCACAGTATTGAAAACCGGGAAAACCAGTCCAGATGAAATTTATCAATACCTATCTAGTATTGAGAACAACCTCAGTCCGGATGAAATCAGTTACTTAATTGATGCTGCTGTACGGCAAACGGGGATTGGAACATGGAATGGGCCTCCCGAAGCCGAGACACCGGCCCAGCCTTCTCCTGGTGGTGGCGATTCCTCTGGCGGTTTCTTCTCCTGGCTCCAAAAAGCAGGAGACAATGCGTATAAAAGCATTTATGGAGACAGACCGGACCCCACACAGAATAATATCTATCGCTTAAAGATGAGCGAATGGACACAGGCCCTGCAATACAATCAACAGGCCGGGGATCAGGGCTTGGACAAGGAAGGCATGATGGAAGCAGCCAGAAAGCGTTACGGTAATGACCTTGCTAAAAAGCTGTTCAACGATACTGACTGGGAGGCTTTCGGATTATAAAAGGAGTGTGAACAATGGCTTTTGATCCTTTTGAACAAATCGATAAAGAGGAAAACGAGTTTTACGGTGTTGATCCTAACACCGGTGCCATTGAAGATAAAGAGTATTATTACAATCCTATTACGGGGCGCAGCGATGCTGACGCCCCACTTTCTCAAGAGGAAAACTTTGCAAACGCCGGTTTCCTGGACAACATTCTTTCCGGTATTAAGGCCGGTGCGTCCGGTGTTCTGTCCGGCCAGGCCACCCTTTCCGACACTTTCTTGGGAATGGGCGGGGATATGGCCAATGACCTCAACGAAATTGCAAAGAGAAACACCCGTACCCATAACTGGAACTTTGACACCATCACTTCCAACCCCATGGCATACATCACGGACCCCCAGGGCCTTGCTTATGATGCAGGGAACATGACAGGTTCTGCCTTAATGATGGGAGCTGAAACCGCAGCATTAGGCACCATGGCCGGAGCTGCCGGTGTCGGCAATTTAAGTACCTTAGCCAATTACTTTGCAGGAAAGGCAGCAGCTCACGGGCTGCCCTCCCTTTCCAGAGCATTGTCCAGTAAATACGGCAGCCTTATTGTTGCAAACGCCGCAAAGACTCCTATTGAAGTGGCCAGCGAATCCGGTAACGTAATCCAGGATATGGAGGAAGAAGGTATCACGGATCCGGATCAGCTGAAAAAAGCAGCTGCCGTGAACGCATTGATACAGACTCCGCTCCTGGCTCTTTCCAATACCGCTGAATCCATGGGATTAGGGACCATGTTCGGTAAAAACGTAACCTCCAAAATGGGAAAAGCGGCCCTGGGGGCTGCCGGTGTTGTCGGTGGTGCAACACAGCAATCCTGGGAAGAAGGTATGCAGAGAGGCGCCAGCGATTACGCAAAAGGAAAGCAGCCTGGTGGCCTGACCAGTGTAGTTGATCCTTTCGAATGGACACAAGGCCAGAAAGACGAAGCTATGGCCGCTATGGGTCCTGGTATGTTATTCGGTGGTGCGGGTGCCCTGGGAAGCCGTATTGCCCGGAGATGGGCTGACCGTGATGTCAATGATGTTGATGCCAGAGACTTTAATCCCAATGATCCGAATGAAAACGGACCCACTCCCGAAAACGGCGGGCCTGAGAATAATAACAACGGGCCTAGTGGCAGCGCTCTCGATGAAACCATCGACACCACCGCAACCGAAGGACCGGAAGAAACGGTATCTTCTCAGAACGAAGAAGCAGCCGCCCCGGCTTCCTCCGGTGAAGATATTTCCAGCCTGACCGATGACCTTGCCAGCGCGATTACCGGGCAGGAGAGCGGCGGGGATACGGAAGCAGTCAACAGCTCCACCGGTGCATACGGATCCATGCAGATTCTCCCCTCCAACTGGGAAGAATGGTCCACGGAAGCGTTAGGCCATGTTGGCGATATGAACAACGTGGATGATTACAACGCCACCGCAAAGCACAAGCTGGAACAGTATGTACGGGATTACGGCCCGGAGGGTGCTGCTGTTGCCTGGTACGCAGGGGAACAGAATGGTAAACGCTACGCCGAAGGTCTGACCACCGGGATTGATGATGAAGGTAACGAATACTCTTTCAATGCTCCTCAAAGCACAGGCCCTTCTGTCAATGAGTATGTAGCCTCTGTCATGAGCAAGATGCAGAACGGCGGTGGTTCTTCCTCTGCTGTTTCTTCCTTTACTCCTGAAATGATGGTGAACACAGAAGGAAAAACCTGGGACCGGCTGGATGATTCCGTGGACGTGGAAAACGTGCAGGATGTTACTAAAGCGGGCCTGGCGGATATTGCCGATGTGTACTACAACACTTTTGGCGTTCCCCTGACCGTTACGTCCGGCAACGATTCCGGAGTCCATGCGGATGGCCCTCATTCCCACTATGCCGGTGTGAAGCTGGATGTGTCTGGCGGTGTATTGGACGATGCTAAAAAGCGCCATGCTTTCATCGAAGAGTGCGAGAAGCGCGGGATTGAAGTTCTGGACGAATACGAAAATCCTTCTCCCAATTCCACAGGCGGCCATTTGGACCTGGATTTCACCAACTACAACGGAGGTAGCAATAGACGTTCCAGAGGCGGTGTAAGCAGCACCGTCAGCGGTATTTCCCTGAAGGATATGACGGATTATCTGAAAGAGAATCAGCGGGAATTTGACGAATTTGGAATGAAGGATACCATTGATGATGCTCTTGGTTCCAATGACCCCAGTAAGATTGAAGATGTATTCACCACGGCTAAAGACACCAAGGACAAGCTGAATTACCTGAAAGAGAATCAGCGCCAGTTTGATGATCCGGACCTGAACAACGCCATTGATGAAGCACTGACCAGCAAGAATCCAAACGTCATTGAATCCGTTTATAATGCAGTCAAGAAACAGAATGATGCTCAGGACGCAGAAACCAACCGTATCCTTTCTGAGCTCCGGGACGAAATGGGCCTTTCAAACGGCAACTTGAAAAGTCCGGCTGCCGGTCCGCAAGTCCAGAAACAGACTGCTACCACAACCACGACTGCCCAAAAGAAAAAGGGAACCCTCCCCACGTTCGAGAATCTGAACCGGATCCCGTTTATTCACCGTCCTTTCATGGGACAGGTATACACCCCCTACAATGTGAGTACGGTCAATAACCCCAACGGCTACAGCAACGGCCTTATTAACCTGGCTCAACGTGCTATGCAGGGGGACCAAAAGGCGGCGGACCTGTTCAGTAAAATCCGCGAATGGGACCGGAAAGCGCTGGAAGATATGGTGCGTGAGCAACCTAAAATGCTCCAGCAGGCTCCCCAGGCACCCGCACAGGCCACGGAAAGCAGTAGCACGGTAAATCCCTCCAGTATGCAGGAAAACGCGCCTGTAACTAATTCTGGCGCACAGGAACAGCGGTATGCCAATAGCCCCAGAGGAAATACTACAACCATCGAAAGCGACGATCAGACCAAATACAAAGCACAATACCGGCTGGCAGATGCCAACGACCTGGTAGTTTCTCACGATACGGACAGCGGAATGAATATCCGGACGAACCCGGCCTATCCTTCCCAGTTCCAGCCCAGAGACAGAAACAATGCTACCATGCGTCAGCAGGTTATTTCCATCTCCAATAAGCTGGACCCCGGCAGACTGATGGACAGTCAGATGATTAATACCGGCGCGCCCGTAGTCAATTCCAACGGAATTGTCTTGAATGGGAATGGCCGCGCCATGGGGATCAAGGCGGCCTATAGAAACGGCAGGGGCGCGGCTTATAAGAAGGCCCTGAAAGCGAACGCCCAAAGACTGGGACTGAACCCTGCTGCTGTTGATAAGATGAAGAACCCTGTCCTTGTTAGAGAAGTCAACGCAAGTCCGGACGAGATGGAAAAGATTATTATCTCCAAAGTCGGCGGAGCTGAAATGAACGCAGCCGAACGGGCTGTGCTTGACTCTAAAAAGGTCAAGGATTCCACACTTGAAAGATTCATCGACAATACTTCTCATTCCCTGGTTACCACAGCCAATGCAAACGACTATGTTCTTTCTGTCCTGAAAGATATAACGGGCGGTGATCCCAATAAGCTGAACCCGCTCCTGAATGACCGAATGGAACCCAGCAAGGAAGGAGTGGAACGCGCCCGCAATGCTGTATTCGCTATGGCCTATGGTGACGGCAGTGAACGTCTACTGAACCTTGTTACCATGGATACCGACAGCCCTATTAAGAGCTATACCACCTCTATGGTGCAGGTTTCTCCTGTTTTCGCTCTTTTAAACAAGAGAATCCAGGACGGTATGCGGTATAATATCAATGTAACCGGTCCTATTGCAGAAGCGGGGAACCGGCTGGATGGCCTGCGCAAGAATAATACCAAGCTGAGTATCTATTTACAGGAGCAGGCCCTGCTTCCGGATTTTTCTCCCGAAGCCCATGCCATTCTGCAATTTGTGGATGAAAGCGGACGTGGAAGCAAGAATACCACAGAATTTTTCACGACAATGGCCAACATCATCAATCAGTTGGGGAATCCGAAAGAAGATGCTACCGCACTCTTCCAGGATGAAGGCGTAACACCGGACCAAATCAAGCCGATTGATGTAGTGGATTATTCCTACCATGTGATGAAAGGGGATGCTGAAAAGTATGCTTTGGGGCAGACGGGTACGCAGTTACCGCAGGAAAGTAGCGCTGAACAAGGGGATAAAGATCTCAACCCCGAACTTGAACAAGGCGCAAATCCAGAAGGTGAAAACGGCAACGCACGTGAACGACATACAGCCGAAGACAATGAAGTTCCTGCTGAAGGTAGCAAACCAGTTCAAGCAGACGAAGCCGGGAATCCTGGTGAAAAGAGTGAACAAGACGTAAAGCCGGAGGCTGAAAAAGCCGTCAACAATAAGCCAGCCGGAGAGGTAGTGCAGGAAGCTCCCAAAGGAAAACCCGACTTTGAGTACAGCTTCCAGGGCATTAATCATGACTATAAGCAGACGGCAAAAGTGTTCGGCAACGATATTTATGTTACCGGCATGGTCAGACCCGCTGACAAAGCATTGAAGCAAAAGAATGAGCTGGTTAAACGTACCATGAAGTTTGACCTTCGCGACTTTGATAAGCAGGCTCCTGAAAAAATCAAGAAGCTGGCTGTAGACACTAAAGCGGGTATTTTCAACATGCACCCGATTAATAGAGGGATTGTAGGAAAATATATGTTCCCGACTTTCAAAGAGGCATATAAAGATACATTCCCCGTCATGATGAATCCGCAATATGGCCCGCTTAAAGCACCCGACACAGACTGGGGCAACTTTACAAGCAGAGCGCAAGGTGTGGCTGATGATCTGGCGGACACCTATTACAATTCCAGGATGGCTTTCATGAACGGCTATGCAGAATGGAAAAAGGCCCAAGTCGGGGCAGAAGATTCTACAGCCAATGCTGCGAATGATACTACAGGCGGTGCAACGGAAGCCAGCCAGACAGCAAACAGCCAGGAAGAAGCACTCAGCACGGCTAAAGTAGAAAACCAGCAGGAAGCAGAACCGGCTGTAGAAGCAGAAACCAAACCTGCTCCGGAAGCCAAACCAGCCGTAGATACAAAACAGCAACGCTATGGGAATGACCACTATTTTTCCGACTCCGTAACCGACAGCGGAAGCGGCCGAACCTGGGCCCGTGTTGGTATCCAAAAAGGGTATAGTGTTCTCAATGGAGAATTTAAAAGAGCAAATAAATTGGCCAAAGAGCACAAGGGCCATTATTCTAAATTCGGCGGTGAACGCGGATGGGTATTCAATACGGATGCAGACCGTGACGCATTTTTGAAAGATGCAAGGCATGACGCGGTAGACGTACCCGAAATCGAGAATAAACCGGTTCAAGAAAAGCAAAAGGAAGAAGCGGCCCCCGCTCCAGCCCAGGAGAAAGCGAAGAAAACAGCTAAAAAGCCCTATGAAGATTTGCTGAAAGATTATTCTCTCGACAAAGGAATCAAGCAAATCAGAGATAATCTGCGTGCGGATAAGAATTTGGCAATAGTAGCAAAGAATAGCACTGAACAAGATTTCGAATTAGGCATGCTGGGCGGTGCGGAAGAAGAAGCACTTGACATTTACAATGCTGCCTATGACCAAAAGAATCAGCAGGCGATTGATGACTTTGCAGATTTGCTCAACAAAAGAAACGCATTAAAAACCGCCATGAAGCCTTATGTTCATGATCTTTATGAAGGGCTCAGAAACGAGGCAGCTAATAAAGGCGAGAAGGTTACTGCCAGCGAAACCAAGCAAAACAAAGACAACGGGAAACCGGAAAATGGTATAATGAAAGCAGAAGAAACTGGCAAGAAAGGGGCTGAAAAGAATGTTAAAAGCAGCGTTCCCGGAGTGGCTCCACGAGCTGGCAAAGGGCCCGGTGAAAACACAATGGGGGAAAGTCGTGTTCAAGGCTCCGGATCCGATGGAAGAAGCGGACAAAATCGTGAAAAGACAGGAGAAGGACCCGAAGAACACGGAACTGGCAATCGTAGCGTTTCAGATAGTGGCACCTCTGCTGGCGGAAAGACTGGCAATAGCACAGTACAAGCTGAAAAATCCGAAGATAGACGCGCCGGAAGTCCTAAACTACCAGGAAGCATTGCAGATAGCTATGCAGGAGCTCCCGATGATGGACGAAAAGGACCTGAAGAGCTTGTTAAATCTGTTAAAGACAGACCCAAGCATGAAAGCCCTGTAACCAAAGCTCAGGAAAAAGAGATCAACCAAAAACTGAATGAATTGAAGAAAGCGCTTCCAATGCTTGCGCCGGAGCAGGTCAACGATGTTATGTTGGCCGAGGACCGTCTGGAAAAAGCCAATGGCATGATGTTCACCAATGGCACCGGGACGGGGAAAACCTACACCGGCATGGGTGTTGTAAAGCGCTTTTATGATGCAGGAAAACAAAACGTCATTGTCCTGGCACCCTCTGACGATATTCTGAAAGGTTGGGAAGAAGCAGCTAAAAAGAGCTTCGGTATCAAGCTGACCCGGCTGGCAGATACAACGGACAGCGGGAAAGGCCCCGTTACCACCACTTATGCCAATGCTGGTGAGAACAAGGAAATTACCAAACGGAATTGGGACCTGATTGTTTGTGACGAAAGCCACAAACTGATGAGCGGTGCAAAAGCCGAACCCACAAAGGCCCTGAACGCCGTAAGAGCCATGTCCGCCCACGATGATGGATTCTATAGATACTTTGAAGATAAATACACCAAAGAATACGAAGATATTACCAATAAGAGAAACGAGCTGAACGAACTCGAAACCCGCCTTGCCAGCAGGACGCTGAACCCCGGAGAAACCCTGGCAGAGCTGAGAGAGGCCATCAAGGACAAGGAAGATGCCTACAACAAGGCATATAACGAATACGATAAGCTCCGCCGCAAGGAAGAAGAACTGTACAAGAAACGCCCCAAATCCAAGGCCCTTTTCCTGTCCGCAACGCCTTTCCAGTATGTCAATGACCTGGACTATGCCAACGGATACCTGTTCAACTACAGCGACTACGGCCCCATGGAGCAGCAGGGGTATAACCGCTCGAACGGGAAACAGCAATTCTATATCGAGAATTTCGGCTACAGTATGCGCTACAATCAGCTGAACAGACCTGGCGCAGATGTGGATTCCACCGTCATGGAACAATCTTTCAACGAAAAGATGATGAAAAGCGGAGCACTCCATGGCCGGATGCTTTCTTCCGACTATGACTATGACCGCGGCTTCATCCGTGTGGATGCCGGTGTAGGCAAAAAGATTGACGATGGTTTTAATTGGCTGAGCGATCATTACCAAAAGTATGATGCACTTGCGGACGTTCTGAACCAGCGCTTCCGTGGATTCTATCGATTCTATCTGCTGGAGGCAATCAAGGCAAAGAGCACTATTCCCATCATCAAAGACTACGTTAAAGAAGGAAAAAAGGTTGTTGTTTTCCATAACTTTAACAAAGGCGGTGCGGATAATCCTTTCATCCTCCCGGAAAAAGCGTTTTCTCAAATCGAACCTGAAAGACAAGCTGCATTAACCAGGCAATATGAAAGTTTCATTAACGAAAGACCGGATTTACTTCATCTGAAACTTTCCTCTCTGAAATCTCCCATTGAGACACTGAGTGACGCTTTTGGAAAGAGTATTGCAATCTACAATGGCACCCTTTCCAAAAAGGAAAGAAGCGCGGCCATTAAAGCGTTTAACAACGATGACAGCCCGATTAAGATCATTCTTGTTCAGTCCGATGCCGGGCAGGCTGGTATTTCCCTCCATGATACGACCGGCAAGCACCAGAGAGTCCTCATTAACCTGGGCCTGCCTACTAAACCAAGTGAGGCTATTCAGCAGGAAGGACGTATTTACCGCTTCGGTAACAAGTCCAATGCCCTGTTCCGGTACTTGAATACTGGAACCAACTTCGAACAAATGGCATTTGCGCAGAAGGTGGCAGAACGCGCGGGGACGGTTGAAAACCTTGCCATGGGCGAGAACGCCAGAGCTCTGAAAAATTCCTATGTGCAAGCCTATGAAGAATCACAGGACAGCGATGACTGGAAAAAGTATCTGCCGGGCAGTAAAACAGAAGGTACAGGCGGCAAGGAAATCGACTATCAGCAGGAAACCATGGATGACTTTGACCGTGCCAAGGCGTTCTATTTCGGGAAACAAAAAAAAGATGCCAGAGCCAAAAGCCGGGAAGGCATTGATTATTTTGCTACTCCGGAACCTCTGGGTGAAAAGATGGTTGAATGGCTTCATGCTCAGCCCGGAGACAGCTTGTTGGAACCGTCTGCCGGTGACGGCGCTATTGCTAGGTGGATGCCGAACAACACTTCCAATACCGTTGTTGAACCTTCCAACGTTCTTCAAGCACGCCTTATGCGCAACGTCAACAACGTTAAGCTCTTTAAGAGCGGTTTTGAGCTGATGGACCTGCACAATAAGTTCAACGGAATTGTTATGAATCCTCCGTTCGGGCTGGGCGGCAAGACCGCAATAGAACATGTCGCAAAAGCCTACAAGCACTTAAAGGATGGAGGCCGTCTGATTGCCATTATCCCGGACGGACCGGCCGCCAACAAACGGTTCGACAAATGGTTCAATGGCGATCCGGACGCAAGCCGGTGGCAGGACAGAGGTGTTAGAGATGGCGTCATTATGGCAACCATCAATCTGCCTGATATTACCTTTAAACGGGCTGGAACCGCTGTCAGAACCAAACTTGTTGTTATTGACAAGTATTCCGACCCGGACTTGAGAAGCAAGGCAGCATCCCTTGCTGATGGAACATTCGACCTTCCTGGCGATTCTATCAACGAACTCTTTGATAATCTGGAAAATATCAGTATGCCGGACCGTTTATCCGATGATGGCAAGCGGTATTCCGTTCGTGAAGAAGAAAACGCTTCTGCCAGTCCAACCGAAACTGATTACGCTGATTCACTGAATGAGAACAATGAATCCTCCGATACCAATATCCAGCGCTCCCTGGACAGCTTGAAGCAGGAAGTGCGTGATGCCTTCCCTCAGTCAGAAATCAGTGATATTAACGACTCTCAAATGAAAGTGAAGACAGCAGCCGGGACCATCACCGTTGACTTGCAAAAGAACATCATTGTAGGGGAACAGGCCGAAAAGAAGGCCCGGAAAGAACATGGAATGGCGGATGCTGACAACATCGTGGTAGAAGGCTACTACAAGCAGCCTACCCTGAACAGCGATGCCGTTATTGCCCTTTCCCAGGAAAGCAGCACTGGATCCGCGTACCATGAAGCCTTCCATGCAGCATGGGATATGGCCCTCAATGACAAGGAAAAGGCGGCCATGACCAAATACTATAGCAAGCACACCGGAGGAAAGACGGTAAGCGAAGCTATGGCAGACGGCTACAAGGAATGGAAGAAGCAGCGCACCGAAGGGAAAGGATCCTATTACGGGAAGCTGTTCCAGAAAGTCAACGACTTTGTGAGCAAAGCGAAGGCCATCCTGACCGGAGTTGAAAACGTCCACAACGTCATGCGCAAAGTGGCGGAAGGGAACGTATGGAATCGTTCTGCGGAAATCAATGATGCAGCTATGAACGCCGCCTCTAACCATTCTTCCAATACGGCTGAGCAACAGGAATACGATGCAGAGACTTCTCCGAAGCAGGTCCCGGCCATGTTCAAGACCATCCCCTGGAAGCAGGGAACGAGAAACATCGATATCGGCGGCGGAAAATACAACGTGACGACCGACTATCTGAAACAAAAACACGGCGTGGAAAACGTTGTCTTTGATCCATATTACCGGACTAAGGAAGAAAATGATAAAGCACTGGAGGCCATTAAAGGGAAGGCGGATACAGTAACCGTTGCCAACGTCCTGAATACCATCAAACAACCCGCCTGGAGAAGATGTGTTATTCTGCAAGCTGCCCAGGCATTGAAGAAAGACGGCACTGCCTATTTCCAGATTTATGAAGGGGACAGAAGCGGTGTAGGAAATGCTACCGAAAAGCAGCAGAGTTACCAGAACAACATGAAAACCTCCGAATACGTGGGAGAAATTCAGGACTATTTCAAGGACGTTGGCAGAAAAGGCAATGTTATTATTGCCAAGAATCCGGACTTCAACCCCAATGACAAGGCAGTATGGTCCATGGATGATCTTGCAACCGACGACGTTGCCTTCTCTGTCCGTAACGCAGCTGACAACCTGAAAACCAAGCTCAAAGGCGACAAGAACGAACGAATCAAGGTAGCTGTGAACGATGTAGTCCGGGAAATGAGCATTACCCAGAGCCTGCTCCGGTCCCCGTCTTATATCGCTGAACACGTGAAACGGTTTGCGGCTTTCTTCAAAATGGCCGTAAAAGCACAGGCAACCCAAGAACACCTGCGGAACCTGTTCAACAAACAGCTGAACCGGATCCACCACCTGTACCTCCATTCTAAACAGGATGTGCAGGACTGGGCCAACCTCTTGTGGCAGGGCGATGCAGAAGGCAAGGAATACAGCCGAAAAGATTTGCAGGATATGGGTGTAGCTGAGAACGTAGCCAACGCCTACAGCGCTACCAGGGCCATGATTAACCATGTGTACAATATGCTCAATGAAACCCGGAATCACGTGGAAACCATTCAGAAGCGCATGACCAAACCGGAACTGAAAAATCTGATGCAGGATAAGTTTGCGGACATTACCCGTCTGGAAGATAGAGGCCCGGCCAAGAAAGGCAGCCTGGAGCATGAATACCTTGTGACCTACAAACGGTCAAAGACCTGGAAAACAACTGATACTGTTGACGCTAAAATGCTGAAACAGTTAAAAAGTGATCCGAACATCCAGGTGCTTTCCGAAGAAAAGAAAGGAAAGAACTATGAGGTTGTTTATGAAGAACGCCGCGGCGACATTCATAAGTTGGAAGGCTACATTCCTCACTTCTTCCATGACTTCTTTGTAATTGCTAAAGACGAGAACGGGAACAACGTGGTAGTTGGCAGCGGACGGAATATCAAGGATGCTTACAAGAAAGCAGAAGCCTACATCAAGGAGCATCCTGAATACGCCGATAATGTGACCATTGCCCCGAAGTCCTTCAATTTTGGAGACAACGAACACGCACGGGCCGTGGAAATCGGCGACGGTCAGTATTTCGAGATGGTTAAGAAGTGCGAAGATCAGCTCAATATGACCATGAAAGAAGCACGGGAATTTCTGGAAGACAAGGTGAAAACCAAAAACCGGCATCGTTTCTTCGGAAACTTCCTACAGCGGAAAGGAGCCCTGGGCTTTGAAGAAAACATTGACTGGGTACTGCACCATTACCTGAACGCGGCATCCCGCTATATCGCACTGGAGCCCTTCAAGTCCGGTTCCATTTCCCTGTTTGAGCGGTATTTCGGGGCCTGGAACAAGGACTATAACGACAACCAGCTGGCCCACTACGTCAAGGACTACATCAACGATGTAAACGGGGACCCGAACAGCATTGAAATGAGAATCAATGAATGGCTGAACAGTATCCCCTTCTGGCGTGATTTTGTATCTTCCAAGTTTGGGGACCGGGCTGCCCTGGAACTGACCAACCGTATTACTTCCACTATTTCCGTTGCCAAGCTGGGCTTCTGCAATGTCTCCTCCGCCCTGCTGAACCTGGGGCAGATTGTCAACGCTTATGGTATCACTGGTGATATGAAAGCAACATTGAAAGCTGGAGGCCATGCACTCCGTCCCAGCTTCAAGGATATGCGGATATTGCATGATTGCGGTATCCAGGATGACATCCGTCTGGACGCAGGGGCCGGTGGTTATACCGCTTTCCGACCGCGCGCACTTCTCAGCAAGACCATGGGAGTGTTCTCCTTCTTCGATACCTATTCCAGAAAGGTGGCAGCTCTCTCCGGCTTCTACCATGCTATCAGCGAAGGAAAGAACTACAACGAGGCTATTGAATATGCCAGAATGGTCAACAGAAAGTCCAACTTCGATTACAGCCCCGTTGATGCTCCGGCAGCGTTCCGGAAAGTGCAGGGGTCCGTTATCGGGGACCTGATGCTCCAATTCCAGAAATACAAAGTGAAGGAACTGGAACTGATGCACGACATTACGATTAATGGACCCAAAGGAAAAGCTCTGAAATTCTGGGGTATGTATTTCCTCCTGGCTGGTGTTATGCAGGTTCCTGTGACTGATTGGTTCAATGATCTGTTTAAACAAATCCTGGGGATCGACTACAAGCTGAAAATCAAAGGGGCCATTATGGATGCTGCTGGCGATAGTGAAATCGGGCGTGGCCTGGCGCGTATTGCCATGTACGGACTGCTGGCTGCCCGGCCCGTGAACATTGACATTTCTCAGCGGTTCGGTATGGGCGACTTCATCCTCCCGCCTAAAAGCACCCTGGTTGATATTCTGGGCGGACCTACCCTCTCCACTATCACGCAGATGTATATCGGGATCCATAATAATGATCCGTTGCAGGTGCTGAAAGGATTCTCTCCGGCCCTGGGCAACTATGCACAGGTTCTTCTGGGAAAAACCGTAGACAAAAAAGGACGGACCATGCGCGGGCTGGACAGCACCTATGACAAGATTGTTAAGGCTGTAGGTTTCCGGCTGGCAGACGAATCCATCAACTCCGACATTTCCCAGGTAAAAAGACAGAGACAATCCGAATTGCAGGAAGAACGGCAGGGATTCATCCGGAGCCTGCTGGACAAGGAAGAAGCTGGAGAACCGAGAACGGCAGAAGACGTTCAGAAGATGAAAGAGTTTGGAATCACCAACAAGAAATTGAAGCAATACAGAAATCAGCGCAACAGCTCCTTCAATGAACGTGTTTCCAAGACGGGCTCCAAGAAGTTCCGTGAATCAAATGACGCGCTGATGAATTTTGCACAGTAAAACAAACATTAAAAAAAGAAGCACCACAAAAGTTGGTGCTTCTTTTCTTTTATCCAAGAGAGGAGAATGAACCATGATTTTAGGCATCGACGTTTCTGAAAATAACAGCTATATTCCCTGGGATACGCTTGAGGCCGAAGGCGTAAAGTTCTGCTACGTTCGCTGCTCCTACGGCAAGCATGGAAGAGATGAAAATTTCAAAGCAAATGTAGATGCTGCTCACGCCCATGGGATGCTTGTAGGCGCGTATCACTATGACTATTCTCTGAGCATTGAAGACGCAAGAGAAAATGCTTGGAACTGCAAGACGGCCATCGAGGAAGCCGGTGTGTTCCTGGAACTGCCGGTATTCTACGATATGGAAGACGCAGATCACTGGAAAGAGCAGCACAACTTTCCAAGGGACCCGGCTACCCTCCCGGATCCCGATGATGCTGATGCAGAGGACCCGGGATGGGCGCCTGATCCCGCAACCGTCACTGCCATGTGTAAGGCTTTTGGCAAGGAAATCGGGCTTAACTGGGGCGTCTACGCTTCTTACAGCTGGCTGACCAGCGCCATCGACTGGCGTTCCCTGGGCTGCCCAGTCTGGAACGCCGAGTGGGGGCCCGAAGACGATATCTCCGGTTATGTCTGGCAGTGGACTGACAACTACAACGGCTACGGCATCGACGGAAACTACATGTACGATGAAAATTTATTCCATAATCAGGAATAAAAACAACAAAACACTCATAGACTTTCATATTTGACCTATGAGCGTTTTTCTTTAATTGCGCAAGGAAACATAAGCAGACAAAAATAAAGCCTCTCAAACTGCCTAGAAAAGAGGTAAATTTATGGACGAAAACAAGAAAAGACTGTTAGCAATAATTATTTTAGTTTGTGTGACTGGTTTGATTGCCGGAGCGGTTTATGAATGGAACCAAAACAAGACTGCGAAAGCAAAAATCGTTTACCCGGAGGAACTACAACAGACGGAAACCATACAAAAGAAACTTTCCATCGACAAGGACAACGCCGAACAGCTTCAGAGAAAAATTCAAACGGCTCAACCGAATGTGACCTATTACATTTCTTCTCCCTCTGTTGAGGCAGCAGCAACAGAAACAGCCAGGAAGATTAACGCCGATGATGAGTCCCTGCCGAAAATCGCAACAGAGAAAACTGATAGGACCGTGGTTACTCCAGATACCAAACAACAGAAGGTTGATGTGTACAAAATCAATCTTAACAAAAATCATAAAATCAAAGCCGGAGTCATGACCACGGGAGATAAGACATATTATGGGGTAGGCTATCAGCAAGGAAGATGGGAAGGAATGGCTTATACCAGGAGTGGAAAGAAGATTGAAGGTGTAAGCATTACTTACACGTTAAAAGAATGGTGAAGTTTGCCACCGAAATTGATTTCGGAAGCAAACCTCAAAAATCGGGAAATTTGAGGTTTGAAAAAATTCAGACCTCAAAAATCGCAGAATTTGAGGTCAGAAGGAGAACAATATGAAATGGTTTATATACGCCGCCTTGCAGATGGTGTGTATGGTGATATGCTACTTAACGAATTGGCTTGTAGTGATTTTCGCAAACGAGGAAGGCGAATTGCCTGTCTTCTTGAGACTGTGGCAGACTTGGGACGATACCCTGGACAACAAAACGGACGTAGGCCGGATGCCCAGCTTTTTGCAATATGACTGGGATTCGCACTATACCCAGAGCAAGGTGACGGAAAAAGGACAAACACGGTATGTTGAGCAGCTAGTTGAACCGTTCGGCCTGGCTGACAGGATCCGGAGATACTTTTGTCGTTGTCACTGGCTCTATCGCAACTGCGCCTATGGTTTCGCTTTCTACCTTTTTGGGCGTGACGTTACGCCACCCGTTCAACAAAAGACAGGGAAAGATTGGTATTTCTGCCACCAGGGAAGCACCTGGGCATTCAAGTGCGAATCTGAAATCAAGAATGGCTGGAAATGGAAAATTTACCTGGGCTGGAAAATCCAGAGAAGCCTAGACAATGAACACCGGGCCATGATTGCAAATCGTTTGTGGTTTTCTAAACCGTGATATAATATCCAAGAAATTACCCGTTTTGCTTGAATGAAATTTTAAATATCCAAATATAGTTTAATGTGGTATAATAATATTACTATAGTGGTTCCCGGCTGGGTCCCAGAATGGGGTAGGCATTAGAGCTGAGCACTCCTTTGCCGGGAGCGAGGTGGAGATTTCTAGAACAACACACTGCGGTGTGTAGGCCGTCTCCGCCTTTATTTAATAAGCCAAGGAAAAGCAGGGAACTGCTTTGCGGGGATAACATTTTCTAATGTTGTCCCCGATTTTTTATGCTGCAATAGGATAGACGATGGAGAACCAGCCTTTCCCGATCCGTATTTCAAGGTTCGCACTGAGGTGAACCTTGCCCACCAACTTTTTCCCATTCGAACTTCCTTCTTCTGAAATCGTGAGCGGATTCCGGAGTGAAGGAAGTTCTTTTTGGTATTTGTAGTACACTTCGATTTTGTCCGGATAAATAACCACCCCGGCTATCAAGGTGTCAATGAGCTGGCTGCGGTATTTAGCATCTGCCGGATCACCGGCCAGCAAAGATGTGAGGAAAAATTCAATATGATCCTGCGTCAATGTGAATGGCTGACGTTTCAGTTTTGCCCTGGAGAGCTCTTTCTCCAGGGCCTTAATTTTTTCTTCATACTCTGTGATATTTCTGGAGATTGTTTCCGATATGACTCCGGCCTCTATCGCTTTAATGGAATTTGCCACCCGCTTTTTATAGTCCTTTAATTCCGCTTCCAGGTTGTCTACAACGGGATCCGGTTCGCCTGCTGCCGCCTCCTGTATTCGGATAATCTGTTTGGCCAGCTGCCGTATGGTCTCCGGCCGGTTAAGGGCCTTCAATGTCTCCATCGCTATCCATTCTTCCAGCTTGTCCTGCCGGTAGTTCTTTCCCTTGCATCCTTTTCTGTGTACGCGATTAGAACAGCAGTAATAGGCATATGGTGCCCCGGTGTGACTAGTCCCGCTTTTCCCGATGTAGGCGGCCCCACAAAGGCCACAAGTCATTCTGCCAGTTAAAAGGTAGTTCTCCACTCTCTTTCTTGTACTCTTGTGCTTTCGGGATTCTATAAGCTCCTGGACCTTATCAAAGACTGCCCGCTCAATAATGGGAGGAACTACGCCTTCAACGTCTTCATTCCCCCAGTGATAGATTCCAATATACTTCTTATTCCTGAGCAGGTTCCCGAAATTGCTGGAGGCGAATGGACGGCCAAAAGAATTTTTATATCCCATAGCATTGAGATCCCCGGCTATCTTCTTCAGGGTCCGGCCTTCCAACACACTTTGAAAGATGAAACGAACGGCCTTCGCACTTCGCTCATCAATGACCAGTTTCCCGTCCGGGCCTTTCTTGTATCCCAGAGGGGCCCGGCCGTTCGCCTTTCCCTCCAGGGCATTTTCCGTCATGCCCCGGTGTACGTTCTCCGCAAGTTCTGCACTGTAGTATTCCGCGATCCCTTCTATCAGAGATTCCAGCAGGATACCGGACGGATCATCCGTGATACGTTCCATAGCAGACAGGACTTTCACGCCGTACTGGGCAATCTTGTGCTTATACACGGCGCTGTCATACCGGTTCCGGCTGAAACGGTTCAGCTTGTACACCAGGATATACTCGAACTGTCTCTTTTTGCAGTCGGAAATCATCTGCTGGAAGGCCGGACGTCTGTCCGTCCTGGCAGTAAGAGCACGGTCAACATAGGTCTGTATGACCTCTAAATCGTTTCTCTGGGCGAAATCTTCACATACCCTTATCTGCCCTTCAATGGATTCTTCACGCTGTCTATCGGACGAATAGCGCGCGTATATGACACATCTTTGAGCCATGACAATTCCCTCTTAAAACAGACTCATAAAACTAGTGATACCGGAATATATCATCCAGACAAGGCCAATAAGCAGCAGGCCGTTCTCAATGATGGAAAGAATGGGCCCGTACTTCCTCATATAGAGGGGCTGATTATATACTGGGGTCCGGCCTGGATTCCCAAACGCGTTTGATATTGTAGAAAATGCCAAGATGAATACATACCATCGCGGGATAAGCGGCGAGAACCATGCCACAATGGGAAACACGAACGCAAGAATGAAAGAAATACTCTTACATTTAGCAATCAGAATATGGCAGATAATGAAATAAGCGATCATTAAAAACAGCTTGAAAATCATGTCACAACTCCTTTAACAAGGCAATAAATTGCTTTGGCACGCCTCTATTCGCGGCCAAGTCATACAAAGAGGTATCAGGATATTCAGACAAATACTTTTCATTTAGCAGCAGGCTGACGGCGAACTGGTTAGCGGTGTGTTCGACTTTATCCGCGTTTATGCTCATGGTATAAGCCTTTAGCCACTGAGTGTTGGCTGTAGGCGTGCAAAGAGCATGCCCTAGTTCATGGGCACAGACGAATAAAAGCATATCCTCCGGTGTTCTTTCATTGTCTATAATGATGAATTTAGACCTTTTATATTTCAGGTAGTTGCCTAACTTGCCTCCCAGGTTCCCGTAAATGATGTGGATCCCCAATAGTTCAGCCAGCTTGAATGGATTATCCGTATTGTATTTACGGATAAGCTGGTGTACTTTCTTCCGAACGTCCATAACAATCACTCCTTCCGGTACTTTTTGGGAGTGTACTTCTTTTTGGCAATCTTTTTAGCCTGAATCATAGCTGCTTTAAGGGTAGCGGTGAAGGCTTCAATATCTTCAATATCTGCCCCTTCTTCATAAGCAGCAGAAGAAACGGAGTTCATCATATCTTCCAGGTCAGATTCAATTTCTCTTTCATCCTGCGGGCTGAGCTGCTGATCCTCATTTATAAATTCTGGAGAAAACCGCGGGTCAATATCGGACTTCTTTACATGAAGTGCATCTGCTATTTTCTGTACGTTCCCGGCATTTGGTGTTGACCGCATAGCAAAGTATCCCGACAAGGTAGAAGTGGGGATGCCCGTCTTTTCTGACAGTTCATTCTGTGTTAAACCAGCAGACAGGTTTTTTAGATTCTTGGAAATCTGTTCACGTAATGAAATTTCAAACTTAGACAGCTTGCTACGCGGCATATATTCTCACTCCTTCATGCTTTTGTTGGATATATTATAACGAATAAAAACGTTTAAAACAAGTTTTTTTGAGTTGGCCAAACGAGAAAATTCGTTATTTATGTTGACAAAACGAATAAACTCGTTTATGATTAAGCCATGTGGAGGTGATAAAACATGGATGCTAAAATCACACTTGAAGCGGCAAGAATTAATGCCGGATATACGCAGAAAGAAGCTGCACCGCTGTTTGGCATACATTATCAGACCCTTGCGAAGTTGGAAGATGATAGTTCTGATGCGCCGTACAGTTTCATTCAAGCAATTCCCAGAGTCTATAAAATTTCCCCTGATAATATTTTTTTCGGTCAGAAAAACGAGTTTATTCGTTTATTGCGGAATGGGGAATTTTTAAAGAGCGCGTGAAAGGGGTGAACCTAATGAAAGAAATCTGGAAGCCGGTCAAACGGGACGATTACTACATCGTTTCCAATGGCGTTGAAAATGTTCTCCGGGCAGAAATCAGCCGGAGCGGGGCCGCCTATTTGGTGACAGCCCAGTTCGGGACTGAGGACGTTGCTCAACACTATGCGGACCTCATGAACAAAAAGGATGAGGAAGAAAATGAACGCGCTAGCTGAGCTGATAACGGAATACGTGAACACTCACCAGGCCGAATACCTGGCCTGGCTAGCCAATAAAAGGGGGCATAAAGATGGAAAGAAAACAGAGAAAGAACGCGCCGCTTCTTGTGTCGCTAGTCCTGCTGCCGTACATCGTGATCCGTATGGTATTAAGCCTGTTGGCTTGGGCGATTGACGTAATTGCAGAAGGGTTCGAAACATTGGGCCCGCGCTTTCAGGGATTTGTATTCGGATTCTTCGGGGCAGTCGGCATGTTTATTTTCATTTGCTCTATGGCTATTTGGGGGTGAAGATAATGAAATTCAATAGGACAGCTTCAAACGGGCCAGCTTTCAAGAAAGCTGAAAAAGCCCTGAAGGACGCAGGTTTCAAGCAGTTCTTTATCGCGGCCACTGATATTGAAGATGGCGAAGAAGAACGGGAGGACATCGAACCGGACATCAGAATGACGGATAACCTGGGGCTGAGTATGGGCCTTGCAGTGTCCTCCGGGCTGCTGGTAAACACGATTAAGAAAGAAGAACTGCCTCCAGAAGTTGAACTGGAAGTTCTTCAAAGAGTAGTTGAGATGATATTGAAGGGCATGGGATTCAACCATGCAGAAGTGAAAACCATTCTGGATTCTGGTTTTAAAGACATGATGAACTGAAAGGAGGCAGCCATGATTGAACGGGATCAAATGGAATCGGAGGAGTTCCGTGATGTGGGCGGAATGGCACAGGGAATCATGCTGGGGTTTCTCCGCAAGCTAAAGAAGGATCCCACTGATCCGGAGGCCCTGGAATATTTCCAGTCTCCGGAGTATGAGAGGTGGTTCAACACTCCGTTGACCAAAATCTTAAAACTGTTGCCGGAAGCGGACGTGAAAACACTAGTCAGGAATGTGGAGCTAAACCACATTTCACAAGTAAAACCGGTGAAGGTTGAAAAGGTATGGAAAAGTTCACCGGAGAACCGCGCACCAATGCCAGTAAAAAAGAACGTGAAACCGCGGATCACTTACTGCAAGCGGTGCGGTGAACAGATTGTGCAGACAAAAAATGGGAACCGGAAATACTGTGCAAGCTGCGGCCAGTATCTTAAAAAGGAACTGGCTAAAGTAAATAAATCAATCCGGGAGAACCCGATTGAATCCGAAGATTTGTTGACTCTGTTCGGAGTCATGGAGAAGTCCAGAGCAGACTTCATCCAGGCAGCAAAAAAGATTGAAAAAATCCTGAGAACGCAAGCAGAGACTATAAAAAAATCCCCGTGTGGCGACACGGGGAAATAATGAGAAAAGACTCTTACACAAGAGTTATAGCCTCATTATACCACACAGGAGGCGCAATATGGCAAACAAGGCACTGGAAATAAGCCGTTCCGGCTGGAAGGTGGTCAAGGATCAGGACGGCACATACCACTTGGAGCGGAACGTCAAGATGGTGCAGACGGTAAACTACACGGACGTTTACACCAGGGAAGGCACTGTCAAGTATTACGACAGCCGGGTCCTTGCACAGAAGGATGCAAACTACATCAGCGGTTGTGAGAAGGAAGGCCGGGAAGGATACCTGCCGAAGAAGGAATCCCATAAAAGCTACATGACTTACCAGGAACTGATTGATTTCACGATTGCCTGGAAGGTTAGAACGCTTATGCAAGAGAGGAATAAATCATGAGAGGACCAGAATGGCATCCCGCCTTCTCCCTGAAGGACAGAAGGAAAAGCAAGGGATACAAGACGGCGACAGCCTTCGCACACAAGATTGGCATGCTGGCTGGCAGCTGGAATTATTGCGAAAGATTGAATCGACTGCCCAGCAGTTATCTAATGGCACAAAAAGTTCGGCAGATATTGGATATTCCGGACGATGTAACGTCGATAGAGCCAATGCGGGTTGTATACGGAGAAAGGATACCTGCGGTAAAGGTGGCAGAAGCTCCCGTGCAAGCAACGGATGAAGCTGCCACCCCCCCTAGAAACGTTGTTAAAGCAACGCCTTCTACGATTGACTTAATCGCGAAGCTGAACATAGCCGTTAAGGACGTGCTCAGAGAAGGCAGCGAAAAACAGCAACGGGAAATTATAGCCTGGATGCGGTCATACCTCCTGGGGCTGGAAGCCGGTATGGATGTAGTGAGAAAGGAAGAATCATGAAGAACTGCAAGCTCATTATGAGCGTAGAGCAAATGAAAGACCATCAAGCATGGCTTGACCTGCGGAATAAGGGAATCGGCGGGAGTGATGCCGGAGTGATTGCCGGTGTCAATCCATGGAAAAGCGCCTGGAAGCTCTGGATGGAAAAGACGGGACAAGCGGAGCCGGATGATCTGTCCGACAATGAAGCCGTTCTCTGGGGAACAAAGCTGGAGCCGATTGTGGCAGAACGGTTTACGGAAGTCACAGGGAAAAAGGTCCACCGGCAGGGCATGGTCCAAAGTACCGAATACCCATGGCTGTTCGCGAACGTGGACCGGATGATAATAGGAGAAGATGCCGGGCTGGAAATCAAGACGGCCAATGCACGTGCTGAAGCGGCATGGAACGGAGATAATATCCCAGACAGTTATTATCTCCAGTGCCAGCACTACATGCTGGTCACGGGAATCAACAAATGGTACATCGCTTGTTTGATTGGCGGCCAGCATTATGTGCAGAAAGAAATTCCGCGGAATGAGGAAGATATAAAGCTGCTTTTCCAGATGGAAAAGGATTTCTGGGAAAAGAATGTAATCGGTGGTGAAATGCCACCGGTGGACGGCAGCACCGATTGCCAGAAGGCTTTAACCGAAAAGTTCCACGGTGGCCAGACTGATCCGGTGGAGCTTCCCACAGCTGCCGATGCTTTGAAAGAATACGACACGGCCAAGGAAAATTACGATACCGCGAAGTTCTTCTTTGAAGAAGCGAAAAACAAGCTATGTACCATCTTAGGCGACAACGAAGTGGGAACCTGTTCCGGGCGAGTATTCACCTGGAAGCCCCAGCCCGGACGGGTAACTATCAACAGCAAAAAACTGCAAAAGGATTTTCCTGACGCATATGAAGCGTGCAAGAAAGTCGGCAATCCCATTCGGGCATTGAGAGTGAAAGATTAAAGGAGGAATAAATCATGACTAGTATCAATGGCGGACTTATGGCGAAACGGCAGGCACAAATGACCCAGACACAACCGCAGGCGAAAGAATCAACTGCGGCATTAATGAACATGCTGCTCAGCAAGGAAGGCTATCAGAAGCGGTTCGATGAACTGCTGGGTAAGCGGTCCCCGCAATTCATCAGCAGCATTGTGAGCCTCATGAACGCGGACAGCGCGCTTATGGATGCCTTCCATGATGCTCCTGTGACCATTATTCAGAGCGCACTCCAGGCAGCATCCTTTGACCTTCCCATTAACCCGGCGCTGGGATATGCGTACATTGTTCCTTTCCGCAACAGCAAGCGGAACCGGATGGAAGCCAGCTTCATTATGGGATATAAAGGCATGCTCCAACTGGCCCTGCGGACTGGCGTATACAAACGGATCAACGTTGTGGATGTCAGAGCTGGCGAGCTGAAATCTTATGACCGCCTCCGGGAAGATATTGAACTGGAATTTATCGAAGATGAAGATGAACGGGAAAAAGCGCCCATTATCGGTTATGTTGGGTACTTTCAGATGATTAACGGCATGGAAAAGACCATTTACATGACCGTGAAACAGCTGGAGGCACACGAAAAGAAGTTCCGTCACGGCAATTACATGAGCCGGGGATGGAAGGAAAACCCGGACGCTATGATGCGGAAAACCATCATGCGCAAGCTCATCGGTAAGTGGGGGCTGATGAGTGTCACTTATCAGAGCGCGGATCCCTCCGTGCTGCGGGCAGCCCAGGCGATTGCCACCGGTACCTTTGACGATGAGGACAAGCCGGACTATGTGGTGGACGTTAACGCCAGCGAAGCAGAGGAAGCTCCGGATCAGGAACAGCCCCAGGGCACCATTGACCCCGGCACTCCTTTCACTCCTGAAGAACTGGGAGACAAATAACCAGGTGGGGAGATTTCTCCCCACTGAAAGGAGGTGTTGAATCATGGGACGGCCATGGATCAAATTATCAACGGCCATGTTTGACGATGAGAAAATCAAACTCATTGAATTGATGCCGGACGGAAAAGCCATGCTTGTCATCTGGCTGAAACTTCTTTGCTTTGCCGGAAAGACAGACAATGAAGGTGTCTTTCGTTTTACAAAAGAGATTCCTTACAACGAAGAAATGTTTGCGAGTATCTTCTGTGAGAATATCAATACCGTAAGACTTGCCCTGCAAACCTTCATAAAGTTTGGAATGATGGAAAAAATTGAAGGCACCTATGCTTTGACAAACTGGACAAAGTACCAGAGTGAAACGGCAGCCATTGAAAGAGCTAAAGAAAAGAAGCATGAACGGCAGAAAAGGTGGAGGGAAAAACAAAAAGCTCTACTTTTAGGAACGACTTCTCAAAAAAGAGACGTCTCCAAGACGTCTCCGAGACCGTCTACAGACGTTAAAGAGACGCATACAGAATTAGAAGAAGAAAAAGAATTAGAAGAAGAACTAGATATAGAAGGTACTACTTCTAAAAATAAAAATAATTGTTTAGCTGCTGCTGCTGCTTTTAATAATACCTTCTCTAAGACAGAACTACTAACAAGGAATCACGGTAAACAATCTCCTGTAGGTGTTAAAACTGTGGACTTCTACAACAAGAACGTCTTTCCCCTTTCAAGCAGTTACGAGAGGGAAAGATTACTGGATCTGGCGGACGAATACGGCGATGAATGGTGTATAGCCGCTTGCAAGGAAGCTATAGACCACCAGGCAAGGTCCATCGCGTACATCGACAAAGTTCTCCGTACCTGGAGAGCTAAAGGGTACAGGAAAATTCCAGACAAAAAGAGTGCTCCCGTACTAGATGACCAATATAACGACATTCCTTTTTGACTTCGATGGCCCTGGCGTGAACAAAACACGGCCTAGAAAACGATGAAATCAAAAACAGGTAGAAAGTTTATGCGGGCGGTATGAAAAACGCTCAGAAACGAAATATGGAGGAATGGAGGATGAGGAAACTGAAAACAGTGTATCAATGTGAAACCTGCGGCTCAATCTTTAAAACTGCGGAGGAATGTGAAGCGCATGAAAAGCTGCATATAAAGCCTTTGGGAATCTGCTCATACTTGGGCTGCCGGATTCCTTATAAGGCCCCAGGAGTCAAGGATGAACTGTACCCGCACGAAATCCACGTGAGACTTTCAAACGGGAAAATAGGCTGCTATACCCTGGCAAGAGTCGTTGAGAATAGTGAAGGGGGCGAGAAGCATGGAAAAGGCTGAAGCAACCGTCCGAGACGATGATTTCCGCGCCATGCTGGAACGGATCAGACAGAAGGCAGCTCAGCACAAAAACGTGGTGGTCCTGCCTCTGCCTCCGGAAGATGGGATCATCTGCCCCCGGTGCCACAACACCGGATGGATTGAAGTGAACAAAAATGGACGCACGTATATGGCTCATTGTTCGGAATGTTACGAACAAAGACAGGTAAACAGACGTTTGAAGCAATCCGGTATCAGCCCGGAAGACTACAAGCGGTATACTCTGGAGAACTTTGACGGAAGCCGGAGCCAAACGGCTTCAAGGATGCTAAACATGGCAAAAGATTACCTTCGGTGCCATAAGAAAAACGGCCCCGGCTTTGGCATCTTCGGGGGCAGCGGCTTGGGGAAAACACACATCTGCATAGCGGTGTGTCAGGGATTAACCAGGCAGTACGGAGAACCACACTATTACTTTTCATACCGGAGCGAAGCTCCAGAGCTTTTGAAGGCAGCCACCAGCTACCGGGATGACTACGATACGGCCATGAACAAGTGGAAGTCGGTCCCGAACCTGTATATTGACGATTTATTCAAGCTGGCGGGAACTGTGAAGGACGGGCATCTTGCTGACGTGGACCGGGAGGAACTGCGGCTGATGTTTGACCTTATCAATGCCAGGTACATCAACCATCTCACCACGATTTTTTCCAGTGAGTTCCCGATTAAAGATATAACCGCGATTGATGCAGCTCTGGGGAGCCGGATCTACGAGATGATTAATCCCTACGGACTGTATGTGACCGGGAGGAACCAGAGAATAGGAGGCAAACGATGAGATTCAAGAAGCTGTTTCCACTGATTGTGGATACGAACATTGAAGTTCAGACGCGGGATGGAGAAACCATGCTCAATGGTGATCCGGCGGCTATGACGTGGGATTCCATCGAAGAAATCAAGAACCGAGAAATTCTTGAAATTGTTGCATGTACCAATAAGGACGAAGACGTAGTGATGCTCATCACCATTGAGGACGAATAAAGGAGGCAGAGACATGAAAAGCAAGGTTTTGTATTTCCCCAGGGATGTAGAAGTAAGAATTACTCCAAAATCTGTTGTGACCGATGAATTTCGGCAGCAGATCCGTGACTCATTCCGGGACTATACCTACGGAACCCGTGAGGACTACCGCTATCAAGACAAGCTGGCATACATCAATTTAATCCGGGAAGAGAACTTCAAGGTTGATGCAGAGGACCTTATCAATGAGTACATCAAGGACCAGATATGGGATCAAGGCGAGTTTAACCTGGACGATTTCAAAAGCTTCGAAATCCTTGAAAGCCTCATCAACTTAGGCATAGACAGGAGCTTGCAAGACTGGCACCATTGGTCAGGAGACCATCATCTTGACGAACCGGCATGCAGATTTGTGCTGGCGGCTATCGAAGAAGTCATGAACTACCCGGATAGCGATAGTCCGAAAGAAACAAATACAGGAGGCGAAACTCATGACTAACACAAAAAAGCGTAAGAAACTCATCTGGGGAGCAATGATGCTGATGAATGACATTCAGCGGTGCAAGGGCTGGCATGAGCCGCTGAAAAGTTACATGCGTCTGCTTTTCCGTAGAGACGGCAGGACCATCAGAAAAGCGGCCATTCGAGTTACCTCTGCTTGATGAGGAGGACACGAATGGGAATGAATGAAGGCTTGAAAGATTTTTACCGCCGGCAGCGAGTATGCAGCCGGTGTGGGAAAATCTTTAGACTGCCGCCGCAAGGTCGGTATATCAATTTCATCAAGAAGCACGGCCACAAGCTGTACTTCTGCTCTGAGAGCTGCAAGCACAAGTACCTGGAGGAGGATGAAAAGCAATGCTGAAAGACCCATCGTTTGAACCCGGTGCAAGCTACGTTTACACGTTCGGCACCGCGGTGTTCGACAGCTACGATGATACAGAGAATGAACTGCTGGAAGTGCTGATCGCAGAAGTCACCGATCCCGGAAGTGTGCCGGTGGAGCGGATCAGAGAAGCCAGGGAGAAGGCTGGAGAAGCCTACAAAAAGCTACTGGAGGACCGGAAAATCTATCAGGAGGCGGACGAAGATGTCGATTGAAGAACCGACCCTGGAGGAAACCGTTGAACTGCTGGAGCTAGAGAATTATCACCTGCGCCAGGAAATCGACCAATACCAGGCAATCATTAGCCAGCTGTGCACGAAATGCGATGTGCAGAGAATGGTTATCCAGGCGTTGACGAAAGGAGACAAGGACAATGAGAGACCTGCATGAGCTAGATAAATACCGGCTGCCGAACGCGGTTCTAATCAGCATCTCATTTTTCGGCGGTGATCCAAAGGGAAACGGAGTGTTCCGGGTACGGACTTTCAAGAGCGGACGGCGGTTTCAAGTTATCGCTACGGACGGTGGCGGCTGGGATCATGTTTCCGTGACTCCGCTGGACAAGCCGAACAAGATTGCCACCTGGGACGAGATGTGCGAAATCAAAGATATGTTTTTCCTGCCGGAGGAAGAAGCAATCGAGTTCCATCCGAAGAAGTCAGAATACGTCAACCTTGCCAAGAACTGCCTCCACCTTTGGCGTATGAACGATGGCCGGGAATGGCCGGACCCGTACAAGGAAGCGGAGGCACGAAAGGACGAGGACCAGCGCAAGGCCAAAGAACGCTGGGGGATTGCGTAGGAAGTTGTTCCAGGATGAAACATGTTCTGATTCCATTTTGGAAATAGCTCAGAGAAAAGAGGAATAAACATGGCCCATTCATGTAGATGGTGTGCGTTGTGCTTTGACGGAGAAGTCGTCTTTTATAACCATTACGAAAAGCCGATGAGTGAGAAAGCTGCAAAGCGGACAAATATGTGCCCGCATTTCCAATTTGTTCCGATTGATGCGTTTGACGAAATAAAGTATGACCCGGAGCGAGGGAAGAAAAAAGGTAAGAAAGCCGATGTGAAAATCGAAACAATGGCTTTGTTTTAAATGGGAGAGGAAGGGAAAGATGTGAAACGCAAGGCGCTCAGTAAAAAGACCCGGCAGATGGTCTACGAGAAATGCCATGGCCATTGTGCCTACTGCGGCTGCGAGTTGGCATACAAAGATATGCAGGTGGATCATGTCGACTCTTACTATCTCAATGACCCTTACAACTGGTGGGGACACCGGGAGAAGTCCAAGAGCGAGGATGAATTAAACAGGCTGGACAACCTGATGCCAGCTTGCCGGATGTGCAATTTTTACAAGGGCGGTGGGACCCTGGAGGAATTTAGAAATAATCTTCAGCATACCCTGCTGCCGAACACCATAAGGCCATTTCAGTTTAGATTGGCTGAGAAGTATGGGCTGGTGGAAGTCCATGAAAAGAAAATTAAGTTTTACTTTGAAAAGGAGGACGAAAGTGAAAGATGACTTGAAAGAAGCGATACAGGCTTTGGTCACTTATTGCCAACATCACAACGATGAGTGCCTGGTCAAGGGAAACTGTCCTATGTGCGGCCCCGACGAGGAATACTTCTTGTGCAAACCGTGGGACCAAGCACCGTTCTTATGGGATGCTGACGATTTAACTGAACGGCTTAAAAAAATTCGAGAACTAGTGCGGGATGGAGAGTTGAAGGAGGTTAAAGAATGAGATTTAAAAAACTGTTCCCACTGGTCTGTGCCGACTACATCAATATTGACACGGACGAAGGGAAAGTGGTGTTTAGCGGAAGAACCGATGATATTTCGCTGAAACTGGCCAGAAGCATCAAAGAACAGAGAGTGGTCAGCATCGACAGCTACATGGACGAGGATAATAACGTAGCTGTTGCCGCGATTACCATTGAGGACCCTAATCCAACAGTGGCAATTTACAAAAGGAGAAGCCAAGAATGATTAAAGTCGAAAACATTAACGTCTGGGGATGGGAACATTCTATCCGGGGAATGAGAAACCCGCTTGCTTCCTGGGGCAAGTCGGACAGCTATCGAGACGAGAACGGCGAATTCGTGGTAGGCGAAAATGACATTGCCTTAATGTGCAGGTTGTGTCAGGCCGGGCCGGAGCACAGAAAATTCATGCGACAGCTGTTTATCAGCATGGACATTGTGGCACCATTGTACTGGTGGAAAGAATACGACACCTACAAGGTCGGCACGGTAGCGGACTCCTGCTCTACCATGCATACCATCCATAAGCGAGATTTTCACTTTGAAGATTTCAGTAGCGAGCACATGAGACAGCTAACTCAGGATGTCCTGAGAGACATCATCAGGCTGTTAAACAAGTACCGTGAACAGTACGTGGAAACGGGAAACGAAGATGCCTGGTGGCAGCTCATCCAACTCCTGCCGGAGTCTTACAATCAGATGAGAACCATCACAATGACCTACGAAAATGCTTACAGCATGATTCACCAGCGGTCCGGGCATAAGCTGGATGAATGGAGAGAGTTTGTAGAAGTCCTCAAAGAATTACCGTATATGAAAGAGCTGCTGGAGGCAGGTTGAAAAAATACGAATTCTCGAAACGAAAGGATGGTTGTGATGAGAAACAAGGCGACGGAAAAACTGCTGGCTCGGCAGCACAGCATCCGAAGCTGCCAATCATGGCATTGGTTGACAGCGAAGTGGTAGGTAACGATGATTTTAATACCTGGTGGGGAGATGTTTTTGACGTATCAATCGAAGAACTTTGGGGAAACCCGAATGAGGACGGCAAGACTTGGACCAAAGATGAGGCATTAGGGGACGTATTCGATTTTGCGGACTATAACAGTGAATATCTGGGCGATCGTCACGACGACTTTGAACAGATGTGGGATATGGACGACAAGGAGGCCGAAAGGGTTTTCAAAGAATGGATTAACGAAATTCCCTGGAAAAAATGCATTGTCTTGCATGTGGGTACGCCAGACAGCCTATAAAAAGGAGAATGAAGAATGAATAGAATCATTTTATTGGGACGTTTAGTGAAGGATCCGGACGTGAAAGTGACCACCAGCGGGAAAACGGTATGCACCTTTACCCTGGCGGTGGACCGGCCTTTTAGCGGCAAGGATGGAAAGCGGGAAGCCGACTTCATTAACATCCAGACTTGGAATAAAACCGCGGAACTCATTGGCAATTACGTGAGCAAAGGGCAGCGGCTCCTGGTTGACGGACGCTTACAGATCAGAAGTTATGATGGCAAGGACGGCCAGAAACACTATGCTACGGAAGTTGTCGCTGACCGGGTGGAATTTATCGAGCGGCGCGAAAAAACCGCTCAGGCAGCGAATACGGCGCCCAAACAGGGATTTGAAAGCATGGGGCAGGACGTGACACAGACTTTCAACGAGGAAATTCCGTTTTAAGGCAGAGAAGGAGGAAGCGTTGTGAAGCAAGGAACATATCGAGGCTGGTGCAAATGGTGTGGGGGATGGGTATATGGCAATCTTCTCTGTGGATACCACGGAGAAAAATACATCTTTGTAAACGATCCCGATGATGATGAGAGTTCCGGAATCCATGCCGTTGATCCGGACAGTGTGGGAAAGTACAGCGGGTTCGATACTCCTGGCGAATACTTGTATGACGGAGATATTTGCAAGGACCAGAACGGCTACGTGGGGATTGTCTTGTACAGCAAGGTAAGCGGAATGTGGACTTGGATACGTCAAGACGGAACGGAATACCGCCTAGCGGATGTCTTTAACAATCTTGATTGGTACGACACCCTGCATGAAGGCTTGAAAACGAATGAGGCCTATGCGTCAATGCTGATTATGGTGTTAGAAGATAAGGGGATTTTGGAAAAGAACGCAGAAGGGAGAAAAGAATAATGGATCAGATTAAAGTGAAGATTATCGGAAACGGCCAAATGCCGGTGAAAAAGACGAAAGGCGCAGCAGCCTATGACTGCTACGCACGTATCGACAACTACCGCAGAAAGCTCATTTTGAAAGCTGGAGCACGCGGGATCAAGGTTCCTCTGGGGTTTGCTGTTGAGCTGCCCCAGGGATACCGCATGGAAATCTATATGCGCAGCGGGACGGCCTTAAAGACCGGCCTCCGGATTTCCAATGGCGCGGGGATTATCGACAGCGACTACCGCGGAGAAGTCAATATTCTGTTGGACCGGCTGGAAACCAAAGAACGGGGCGTGGACTTTGACACCATCGAAGACGGGGATAGAATTGCCCAGGCGATTATCGTAAAAGACCCTGAATATGAAGTAATCCAGGCGGACGAACTGAGCGAAACCGAACGGGGCGCGGGCGGCTTCGGCAGCACCGGGGTGAATGACGAGGCCACAAAATGAACGTGCCAGAGATATACGCCATTTTCCTCATCTGTTTTCTTTCCGGAATCTTCATAGGAGCCGTGCTTCTGGTCTTCTACGATGCTTCGCACGAAAACGACTGGCGGAGTGTAGAGCAGTGGCTTACCGACATGAGGAACCAGAAATGGAAAATGAAGCGCTTCGGCGAGAACCTGAGCTTTTTGAAGCGCTACTGCCTAAAGCACAAGCACCCAGCTGACTGTGCCGGATGCGCGCTCAAGGGGAATGATCACTGTACCCTGCATGATATGCCCCAGGTATGGGAAACGTGGGACCTGGCGGAACGGCTGGCCAGAGCAGCTGACGAGGTGAAAAAGTATGGTCAACGGAAAGCGTAAAGGAAAGGCTGGGGAGCTGGAGGCCGTGAGGCTGTGCAAGTCGGAAGGCTACGACTGTCACCGGACAGCTCAGTTCTGTGGAAACAACGAGGAAGGGGCGGCCGACATTGTCGGCCTCCCTGGAATCCATGTAGAAGTCAAGCGCGTGGAGAAGCTCAACATTGATGATGCCCTGGACCAGAGCACCAGGGACGCGGGAAAAACTGACCATGCTGTGCCTATCGTCTTGCATCGGCGGAACAACACCAGGTGGAAGGTTACGATGGATGCACGCGACTGGTTTAGGCTGTACCGGGAATGGGAAGCAGGTGGAAAACCGTGAGAAACTACTGGAAGTGGGCGTACTGGTTCCTATTCCTGCTGGCCGTCATGCTGGGATTATGGGCTGTCAGTATGGGAGTGATATGTCTGTATCTGCTGCTGTAAGGAGGCGGGAAACATGACGTTGAAAGAGCTATGGCCGATGATATACGAAGATGCTAAGCTACTGTTGGCGGAGAAGGCTGAAGGCACGCATGTACGGCTTATTGGATGCTGGGCCAAAACCACAGTACCGAAACCGGATATGGTGCGTTTTATGGAAAGAAACGTGTATAAAATCGGGCATGACAATATCCTGAAAACCGAGTGCGTGCTTATTACCCTGAATGATCCGGAGGGAAGTGGTGAAGAATGACGGACGTCAGTATTCCGGGCGTCAGCAGGCAGCAGCTGAAGGCCATCAAGAATATGGGACTGCCGGAGCTGAGAAAGTGGCTGCTGGCTTACTCCTGGAACGTTTACAACATCGGGGTGGCGGACTGCAAGGACGCACTCCGGAAGGAGTTTGGCTTCGGGGAAAAGCGGCTAAAAAGGATGACGGATTATATGGAAAGCAGGATTCAAGAATCCGCAAAGGTGCAGATAGAAAGCGAAGGGAGCAGCATGAATGAACCGTGAAGTGAAAGCACATTTTCAAAACATATCGAACCTACTTGGATCAGCAGACACGGAGTTTTCTTATCTGTCTGCAAAGCTGACGTATGACGTTGAGTCAAGACGGACGCACGGAGCGATACTCCAGGCGGTTTCCAGACTGGAGAAGCTGAAAGAACAGATAGAACAGGAAGAAAGCTGGTTTAATGAGCAGCTTGAGGAAGAAAAGGAGCATTAAAATGAGAAACACTAAAATGACGTTTGGCCAGGCACTGGAGATTGTGAAAATTGGCGGCAGTTGTGCCAGGACGCGCTGGAACGGAAAGAACCAGTACATCGAGCTGGCCACTGACATAAGCTATCAAAACAACGACTGCAAGTGCACACCTTTTTACGAGACCAGCGAGAACGCTGCCATTGTTTTGTCGGAAAATCCGGAACACAAGTGGGTTGGCTGGCAAGTCAAGCGGATATGCTATCGAACGACTGGTATGTGATCCCGGAAGGACATCTTGAATGTACCTCCGATAGACCCCCATTCGACCCAAAAAGCGATATGATCCACCGGCCTAACCACTACACTTGGCGTGGCGGCATGGAGTGCGTGGATATTGCAGACGAACTTTGCCGGGGCCAGGACGGTATCAAGGCTTATCTCATCGGCTGCGCGGCGAAGTACATCTACCGTTATCCCAAAAAGAATGGCCTCCAGGACCTGGACAAGGCCATCGAGTGCTTGAAGATGCTGCGGAACCGGGAGACCAGGGAGGCTTCAGCAGCAAAATGAACGGAGGTGGTGGCATTGAGCCAGGCCGAAGATACTATAGAATTTTGCCTCACGTACCGGGCCCAGATTGAAGCTGCCGTCCTGGAAGCAAAGATGGGTGCTGGAGGCGCGGGGCATACGGGCGGCATGGGGAGCGGACACTGCCGGGTATCTGATCCGACTGCCATCAAGGCTATACGGCTGCTGTCTCCCGTTACTGCCGTTGATGTTCCCTTCGGGCCCTTTATCGCCGGAGCCAGGGAAAGGGTGCATCTTAGGCATCCGGAGAAGTGGTTGAAAGTTGTGAAGGCGGTGGAACAGAGATTTCTGCCTAGTACAGGCAAGGCTGGGGACTTCTACCGCTCCAGGTACTGTGACAGGGACTTATGGAGAAGGACCTGCACAGACCTGCATATCACGCACGGCGTGTACTACGCATATCGGAAAGAAGTCATTTACTACGCGGCCTTGTTTGCGGTGCAGCTAGGACTGGCAGAACCGACTCCCTACGGACTCAAACTGACGAAATAAAAATGCCCTGGTGGTCAATTCCACCAGGGTTTTCTTTACGTTCTCTTCTTCATCCTCCGGAGCTTTTCGACTATGAGCTTTTCAGCCCAGGGCGGCGGGATCCGGATTCCCATCTCCCACTTTTCAATAGTGGACTTCGGAATTTCCAGCTTCTCGGCCATTTCTTCCTGGGTTAAGCCGGCTGCCTTGCGGGCCTCCTGAATTTTACTAGACATTTAAGGCCACCAGCTTTCCGTCCTTTACTACGTCCTCTGATTCCGCGTCATTCTCCCAGTTTTCCGGGAGAACGATGGACTTGTCGTAGTAATCATAGACAACACCATCATCGGGATCAATGGGGGTATCCGGTATCTGGGCGATGGATACGTAGAAATCTTTCGTGTTTTTCTGGTCCTGCTGAACAAGGCAATTCCAGTTATGCACACACCGTTTCACGGCTTCCTCCATGGTGATGTCCAGGCCCAGAACGTCCTGCAATTCATCCCCACAGGTTTTGTAGGTCCGTGTGGAAATAGCGATAGTTTTCATGATTTATTCCTCCTCTTTATCTTCATCTTCGCTGGTTAAAGGTTCACCGTTCAACCATTTCCCCTTGGCTGCTTCAATGACTTCATCCGGGCCATAGGGATTAATGTCGGCTTCATGCAGGGCTGTCAAGAAGTCGTTTTTACTCCAGCCCACATCGGGAATGGCTTCTTCCACAATTGCCTGGAAGGTATCGTCATCGAGACAATCCGGAAGGACGTTTTCGTACTGGAAGCTGCCGTCTCCCGTGTCCACCCAGAACCAATAGTCTCCGGACTCATCAAGAGGATCAATCCGGAAGGGTTCAAAGTCGGCGGTGTAGCCGCACTGATAGGCGATGTCCAGAGGCATGCCGTCCACCTTTACATGGATCACTTCACCATCCAGCCCGTCAAGCTGGCTTTCCGTACCCAGGATTTCATATTTCTTCATTGTCGTTTCCTCCCTTTCTTTACTGTCACCATTGTACCTCCCAATGGGAGGTAAATCAACAATTATCTAGAATCTGTGTACAATTTAAAATTGGAGGCCGACTTTTGATTGGAGTCGGCTGGAACCAGGGAATCATGCCTGCTGGCGATCCGCGTATTGGTAGATGCACATGGTCAGCAGTTCTTCCGTGATGGGAGTTCCTGCCGGGAACTGGTGGCAGTACAGCTCATGTCCCCAGTCATGCTGTTTAACCTGGGCCTTGGCATTGGACTTGAAAGCCATACATTCAAGGACCTGGCTGCCAGGGAGCTTATCCAGGCAGAACAGGATGCAGGATCCGTTGAGATTCACAAGAGCATGGCAGAAGGTTTTTCCGGTTTCGGTGATTTTGATTTTCATGATGTTTTCTCCTTTCATCTTACAGATTCTATGGCAGCTTCAACTTCTTCTTTGTCTGCCGGGGAATAAGAGTAGGTGTATTGAACACCATACTTTCCGGTGGCCAGGCTGAGCCGCATATACTGACCGTTTTCAAGCTGGTAGTATTCTCTGCTGTAACCATGGCCTTGGTTCAACTTTACGATTCTTTTCATTTTGTTTTCTCCTTTCGGATAGGCGGTGGATTATTTTCAAATGGAAGCAGGCTTTTATGGATGCCTGCTGGAACCGTTTCATTTGTCGAATGGCTGCCGAATGACTTCATCGTAGTCTTTGTAGTATTCCTTAATGCTCTTTTCTTCTTCTTTCCAGATTTCATTTCTGCGATTCTTCAGTCCAATCTTGTCGAGGATTTCTCCAACTTCCCAGACAATCCTGATGCTGATTTCAACCTGTGTCCACCATTCTTCGGATTTTTCTTTGTGGCTTCTGTAAAGAGCTTCGAAGTACCTGTAGGCGTTGCCTCTGTAATTCCGTTCGATGGTGTCGATGATTTTTTCCTTTTCCATAATGCTTTCTCCTTTCTAGGCCTTTCTTTAAATTATTTGTTTTCGTTGACTATATCTTCATTTTGACACCTACATAATACCTCCCATTGGGAGGCGTGTAAAGAATTATCTCTGTTTTGACTACAATTTATTTTTCAGGCCATTCCTAGAATGGATTTGACAAGACTCTCTATATATGCTTAGAATGAGCTAGGCACCGTGGGTGGATTCAACTGCATACGCGACTTTCCTGAGACCTCTATAAGGTCTCTTTTCTTTTACCACCGTTGCTGTCGCCGAGCATGATCCATCCGGTGCTTTCCTCGCGGGTGCCTGGGACTTTTTTGTGAAAACCTCCTTTCGCCTGGGCATCCCTAGTTCGCGAGGATCATTTGGATTGAAAGGCGGGAATTATCGGCGGGAAAAAGCAAAGCTGAGCAGGATTCCGGTTGAGCGTTTATATATTGGTATATGACTCTCAACCAGTAAAAGACGGAAAAACAGCCCGTGGAAGCTGATGCAGCCTTGCTTCAAAGGCAATGAAAAAAGTTTAAAGAAACTTTGAACCAAAAAGCCAAAAGGTTCAAAGTTTCTTTAAACCTCCGGATGGGAGGGAGGTGAACATAAAAGATGGGAAAAAGAGAAAGCATCCTGGAAGTTCGGGAGATTGACCAGGCTACTGGGGAAGTGATTGCATCCGGAAGCCGGAAGAAGTGGTTCCAGAATTTCCGGAGAAAGCAGGGGTACCTTTTCCGTCCCCAGGCGCATTACGTCCGTGTGTTCACCGGAGCAAAGCTGCCACCGGAAGTTTCAGCAAAAGACGCGTACCGTTTGTACCTGCTCATTGATAGGCTGGAAAACGGGACTAACAGACTGGTTTACCGAAGCGATCACACCAACAAGAGTATGAACGTGGAGCATATCGCGGAATATCTCAATATGCCGTATACCTACGCTTCGACCTTCGTAGCCAAAATGATCCGCGCTGGAGTCATGGCCAGGGGCAGAATTGAAGTCGGACACAGCAAGGTGGTGTCCTACTACTTCAATCCGCTTTACTACATCCGGGGCAAATGGCTGAGCTATCAGCTATACACACTGTTTCAGGACCAGTTAGACCCCGTCCTTCCGGAATGGGTAAAACGCAAATTCGCGGAGGAGCATCGGGATCCGGAAGATGATGAAGAGGAGCAGGAAATCGACGTTCCTGGCTTCAATTCGTAGGTATAGACTATAAGGCAGACAATAAAAAACCGCTCAGAAACGATTCTACGCGCCGTTCTGAGCGGTTTTCTTTTGGAGGAAGGGCAGGTGATAGGGTGAAAAGCATACGGCAGACAATCTCCAAGCTGTGCAAGGGGCTGAGATACAAGCACCACATCATTGTGCTGTATTCCGTCCGGCAGTGCTGGAGCACGCAGAATGACTGCGTTATCAAGGTGCGATCCCTGGACCTTTACTATCCTCCCACCGGAAGCAAGGTAAACCTGTACCGGGGAACGAAGGAAATCCAAGTGCTGTTGAAACTGGTAGAGTTTTGGAAATTCATTGAGGCGGGAGGTGATGCAGATGATTTCATCCAGCAAGAAGAACACAGACGAAAAGAAGAATGGAAGAAACGGCAAGCAGCCGCAGCCGCCTCAAAGTGACGCTGACTTCAAATTCCTGGCGCTGTCCATTCTCCCCAGGAACCTGACCAAGGCATATCGGACGGCATATCAGATTGACGAGGATCATTATGATAGAGAGGACAGCCGGAGCGCCAAGAAGCTCCAGGAACAGTTCCTGGCTACCGATATTGGCCACTATTTCATGAAAGGCGTCCAGTATGGACTGGGGATTAATCCGGATGCAGCCGACACTGCCGAGATAATTGGATTTTTCTCCAATGCTATGAGAGGACAGATTCAGGACCAGTTCGGCCTGGACCCGGCATTAGCTGACCGACTCAAGGCCGGGGAGACCCTGGCCAAGATTCAGAAACTCTTAACCAATTCTATTGAGGTTAAAGCCGACACCAGCTTTGCCGATGCCCTCAGCAGGGCACGAAGACGGGTAGCCAAGGGGGAGCGTGATGCACCGTGAGAGCTTCCAAAGGTAGCGGTGAGTCACTCAGCCCGCAGCAGATGAGCCAGCTAGCGGAGTTTGCTGCCGGTTTTACCCATGATCCTGTAGGCTTTGTCTGGGCGGCTTTCCCGTGGGGAGAGCCTGGATCCCTGGCAGATCAGCAGCCGGACCCCTGGCAGCTTTCCTTATTGGAGGATGTTGGCCGGGGACTCCGGAGCCCGCAGCAGGTGATCCAGGAGGCTGTAGCATCCGGGCACGGCATAGGCAAGTCGGCGCTGGTGTGCTGGCTGATAATCTGGGCTATGAGCACGTTCGAGGACTGCAAGGGCGTTGTGACGGCCAATACGCAGAACCAGCTCCTTTCTAAGACCTGGCCGGAGCTGGCCAAGTGGCACCGACTATCCATTACTAGGCCCCTGTTCACGTACACGGCGACTTCATTCTTTAGCGTGGACCCGGAGCACGAAAAGACCTGGCGTATGGACGCGCTGCCATGGTCAGCCCAAAACCCCGAAGCGTTTGCAGGGCTGCACAACCAGGGAAAACGCATCCTGGTCATATTTGATGAAGCCTCAGCCATAGATTCGGCCATCTGGGAAGTCGTTGAAGGGGCACTGACCGACTCCAAGACCGAAATCATATGGACGGCCTTCGGGAACCCCACCCGGAACAGCGGGCGGTTTTATGATTGCTTCCACAAGTTCCGGAGCATCTGGCATACCCGGCAGATTGACAGCCGGGATGTAGCCATTTCCAATAAAGCTCAGCTACAGCGGTGGATTGAGCAGTATGGAGAGGATACCGATATTATCCGCGTCCGCGTGAAAGGCCAATTCCCGCAGATGGGCGATGCACAGCTTATTTCTGTTGAGGACGCCCAGGGAGCGCTGGACCGGTACAAGGCCATGGATCCGGAAGCCTTCAAGGACCTTCCAGTTATTTTCGGGATTGACCCGGCATGGGAGGGCGATGACCTACTAGTGTGTTCAATGAGACAAGGCAACTACAGCAAGGTGCTTTTTACGATGCCAAAGAATGATGATGATTTCCGGACGGCCGGAAAGATTGTAGCCCTGGCCCAGGAGCACAACATGGCCCACGGCTTCATAGATATGGGATACGGCACCGGCATCTATAGCTGCATCAAGCATCTGGGATGGGGAGACCGGTTCACGCTGGTTTCTTTTGCCGAAAAGCCGGACGACACCTATTACCTCAATAAAAGGGCTGAGATGTGGAGCAAGCTCAAACAATGGGTGCATGAGGGCGGCGCCATCGAGAGCCAAGACATCTACAATGACCTAATCGGGCCGGAAGCCTTCATCAACAATTCCGGCAGATTTCAATTAGAGAGCAAGAAAGATATGAAGGAAAGGGGACTTCAATCCCCAAACTACGGTGACGCACTGGCGCTGACCTTTGCGGCACCTGTGTCAACGGGGCAGTTTACCCGTTTCAATTCCCTCCGAAAATCCGGCAGAATCCGGAAGTTCGGTTCCATGTAAAGGAGAGTGATCCAAACCATGACGATTCCTTACGCATTTTCCCGTGCGAAAAACAGCACCCTGACCGTAGGCACCAAGGCAACCGCAGCAGCCAGCCCCGAATTCATTTCTCATCAGCAGCAGGGACGGGCGGTGCTGGTAGTCTATAACTCCGGTATGGCTGATGTATTCTGGGGTGGTGACGATGTTACCACTTCCACCGGGATTCCCATCAAAGCCGGGGATACCGCGGTTTTTCCTCTGTGCGGCTATGCAGACGAAAAAGCGGTGTACCTGGTGGCGGTAGCAAGCGCCACCGTTACCATTAGTGAGCTGACGGTATAAGGAGGCGGTTGAACGATGCCAAACCCTATTGACCAGCTCAATATGGCCCAGGCAGCCATGCAACAGCAGCAGGGACCGCCGATGCAGCAGGGGCAGCCAACGATGCCTCCAGGAGGGCAGCAGCCTATCCCAGGCGCAGCCCCTCAGCAACCACAAATGATGCCTGGACAAATGATGCCGGGGCAGGGGCCCATGCCGGGGCAACATCAGGCGAGCCCGCTTGATGTGCTGCTAATGTTTGCTACCAGCACCGAGGACCAGAAGAAGGAAGTCAGCCTAAAGACCCTGAAAAAAGCCGAGATTGAAAAGATCATGCAGGCTTTCATCCGCTGCCGGAATGATGCCAATGCGTACTACACCAGCACCATTGAACCGAAAATTATTGAACGGGAGCAGGCGTATCAGGCCAAGGAGGACTACTACAGGCGGCTTTTTCCGCACCTGTCGGAAACATCCAACTTCTGTAGCCGGGACATTCAGACGGCTGTCAAATGGATGCTGCCTAGTCTGTGCGAACCATTTATTGGTGGCGAAAACCCTGTAGACGTAAAAGGCGTCAGTGCAAACGATGATCCGGCAGCAGAGAAGATTCAACAGCTATTGACCTATGAACTCCAGCGAAAGAACAGCTACCCGCTTTTTATCGCGGACATTATGGAAAAGGCCCTGTCCATCAACTATGGTGTGGCCAAGGTGTACTGGAAGCGGGAAGAAGATAGAGAAACCTATCAGATTCTCGTTGGTGCAGACGATTATCAGATTATGGCTGTACTCAATGAGGAAGCCGAAGCCGGGCATGTGGAGATTCAATCCATTAAGCCACTCAAGGATGCTCCGGACCTGTCCATTGTGACGTTCGATAAAATTATCGTTAAGAGCAATTACCCGGTAGTCCAGTATATGAGCCCGTCCGAATTGCGGTTCACTCCGGATTCCACCAACCTCCAGGACGCCAAATTTAAGGCACAAAGGAAACTGGTAACCGGGGATTACCTTAAACGGAAAGAGCGGGAAGGCGTTTACGAAAACATCGATGAGGCCCTGGAAAAGGCTGATGGAGATGTCAAGTACACCACCTATGACCTCTTGAAGAACAAGGAACTCAGCAGCACCGGGGGACGTATCAATGATGGAGACAACGCCTCTAAGCTATTTGAACTATATGAAGGCTATCTGTCCGTTGACTTCAATGGAGACGGGATTTATGAACACCTGATAGTCCATGCTATTGGAGATACTCCTATCCGGATTTCCACCAATGAAATGGAATTTGCTCCCTTCTTCATCGCAGAAGCAGAGCCCAGCCCCAACACCGTATTCAACGAAGATGAAGGCTTTTCTGACCTGCTGGAACAGCATCAGAACCTAAAGACAGCTATTTTCCGGCAGATCATTACAAACGTAGCCAAGAACAACAGCCCGCGTACATTTGTGGATATGAGCAAGGTGGATATGGATGCACTCATTGATAACGATGAAATCATCCCCACCAATGGCAGCCCCGCGGATGCAATCATGCCGGGGCAGCAGCTTTCTATCAGTCCTCTTTCCATGCAGGTCATTGAATATGCACAGAATGAGATTGAGTCCCAGAGCGGTAGCACGCGGTACAATCAAGGGCTGGATTCCAATAGCTTAAACAAAACGGCTACCGGCATTACGTCCATCATGGGTGCTGCCGATAAGCACATGAGGCATATTGCCAGGGTGTTTGCGGAATCCTTCGTGGTTCCCATGTTCAAGTACATTATCCTTCTCAATCAGAAGTATATGGACGATGAGCAGATATTCCGGCTGACGGATCAGAACATTTCCATTGCCAAGGACGATTTGAACATCGACTATGACCTGATTATCAATGTAGGCCAGGGAGCCGGGACGAGGGAAGCACAGATTCAGTACCTCATGGTAATGATTAACCAGCTTTTCCCGCAGCTTCAGCAGATGGGAGTCGTAACCGAAAACAGTTGGTATGAAGCGGCTAAGAAGCTCCTGGAAAGCATGGGTATCCGGAATATCAATGCCTACCTGCTTGACCCTGACAGCCCCGAAGCACAGCAGCGGAAGGCAGAAACCCAGCAGGCCCAGCAACAGGCACAGCAGCAGGCCCTTGCACTGGAACAAGCTAAGGAACAGTTTGAATTGGCCAAGGCTTCCACACCGAAACTCAGCGTAAGCTATGAAGACATTCCTCCGGAAGCCAAGATCCAGGCCCTGAAGAAGTATCTAAACATTGACGTAAACAGCAGTGACGTGATGCAGGAGGAGAGACTGGACGATGCTAGATATATCAGCAGATGGGGAAAGAAAAACCCCTTTGACGCGGGAGGAGGTCTTGACGAGACGAAACAACCCGCGGCTACTGGCCAAGGAGTACAACAACAAAATCAAAGAAGCTGAAAAGGCCAAAGAGATTAAAGACCTTCTCCGGCCCTTCTTTGTCCGCTCCCGGCAGGAAGTATTGGAGGACCTTGCAGATACGAGTAAGGACCTAATGGAGACAAGAGCCAAATACAGGATCCTTATGGACCTGGAAGCCTATATGGATAAGCTCATTGAAAAAGGCAAGCTGTACCAATTCAAGCTGGACAAAGCGATCCAGGCGATTGAAGCACAGAAAGAAAATGGAGGTAGATAACGAATGGATGGAACGACTATTACCGGCCCGGCACCGGCAGCAGCGGAGAACGCAGTTACAGCGCCCACCCCCCAACCGGCAGCAAAAACCAATTTTGGAACTAGTTCTGGAGTCAGCACGCAGCAGGCACCGGCAGCGGAACAGGCTGCTGCCCCCGCTCCCTCTATGGAAGCAGCGACAACTCCTACCCAGAGTGCGCCGGAAACCGGAGGTAGCAACAATAATGCACCGCGGGAAATTGTCGCCGGAGGTGTTAAGCTGGTAATTGACCCGGCCACCGGGAAAAGAACCATTGTTGACGTGAAACCACCGGCAGCATCCCAGGGCGCACAGCAGCCGAACCAGCCCGCTTATGTACCTGGAGCAGCCAACCCCAACGCCATTCCGGGCAATATCCAGAAGCAACCGGAAGGTATCAACAAAGCTGATACCGGCCTGACAGAAGGATTCCTGGAAAAGACTACCAAGGAACCGGAATACACGGAAAATGAACTGCTTAATGCCCTCCATCAAGGCAGGGTGGACGAATCCCGGATTCCGGAACTCTACAAACCGCAGTATAAAGCCTACAAGCAGAAGCGGTTTGAAGAAGCCTTAAATGCCCAGGTTCCTACGGAAGATACCGCGGAAGTGGCCAAACAGACGGCTGTGGAAGCCAACAGAAAATTCTATGACCGTGTGAACCAAATGGCCAAGAAACAGGCCATGGAGCAAATTGGTATCACGGAAGAAGAACTGGATGCAGCAGAATACACTGACGATAAAGACCTTATCAATAAGGCACAGATGTATGAAGCGGCCCTCCAGAACGCCCAGGGGATGATTCTGAACCAGACCCGTGAACGGATCATGGAACAGCAGCGGGCGGCCCAGAACAAAAAAAGTGAAAGAGAAGCTATCTTTAATGACGTGAAGTCCTTTGTAGCGAACGCACAGCAAACGGAACCAAACTTTGGTGCCATTGATAAGATGCTGGCCACCCGCTACAAGCAAATGCCCTACGAACAAGCGCAAGAGATTGCCCAGGTTATCAATGGAGCGCAGCATGGACAGATTACTCGAAGAGGTGCAGAAATTCTCCAGAAGTATTACGAAGATACCCGAAAGGCTTTTTATGCCCAGGCTTCCAATGTGGGAACTGTCCCGACTCATGTTTCCCGTCCGCCCGCCGTAGAAACTCCCGGAGCTGGCAACAGCAGCGCACGGGAACGGCCCGATGCACGGCAGCTGAGAAACATGAATTACCAGCAGAAGCAGGCATGGTTCCAAAAGTATTTCAGCGGAAGATAAGAATTAGACACAATCGAAAATCCATATTCCAATGGTGAAACAGCCGTCCTCCGGGGCGGTTTTTTCATAATAAAAATTTTATTACGAGGTGACTACAATGGCAGTAATTAGAGATCCCGGCCCTAGCGAATCCCAGTCCTTAACCTTTGAAGCATTTGGTAATGCGGAAGATTTTTCCCCGATTATTACCAACATTGACCCGACTACCACTCCTTTCCTGTCCAGCCTGACGGCTGACGCAAATGCAAAGGAACCTGAATTTAGCTGGATCACCGAGGCCCTGCGCCCGCCCATCAAGAACGCCCATCTTGAAAAGGAAGATTACAAGACGGAAAAAGTCGGCAGCCTGAGAAGCCTGTCCAACAACGTCCAGATTTTCCAGAATACCGGTTGGGTATCCGACATGCAGCGGAAAACCGAAAAAATCTACACCGAACAGGATGAATTCGTCCGTCAGAAACAGAACGCTTTCCTGGCCCATGCCAAAGATATTGAATATGCTCTGGTAACCAATGAAACCAGAGTAAAAGGCACGGCCTCCGTACCTGCTGAAACTGGCGGTATTCCTTATTTCCTGAACTCCTCCGCGCTGGCGGTAACCGTTGCTACCTCCGGCCTGTGCACCACCGCCGAAAATCATGAACTGTCCACCGGCGACTTCATCTTCTTTGTGGCGGATACCCTGCCTACCGGTCTGAAAGCTGACGTTCCTTACTATGTGAACGTAAAGTCCTCCACCACCTTCAACATCTACAGCACCATGAAAGGCGCTATTGATTCCGTTGCTTCCAAACAGGTTAAACCTACCGATGCAGGCACCAACGTGAAGGTGGAACGGAATAACGTGGTAGACCTTGGCGGCAAAGCAGAATCCACCCTGGATGACATTGATTCCATGCTGTATAAAGCACAGCTGCGCGGTGCCCATCCTGGCGACCTGTGGATGAACCCCATCAACAAGAGACGGTTCTCCAAACAGCTGCTGGCCAACTCCACCAACATCCGGAAAGGTGCAGAAAAGAAACTGAACCTGGTGGCAGATACCTATGAAAGCGACTTCGGTATTGTTACCGCCCATCCTCACCTGTTCTATCCGAACGATAGAATCGATGCTATTGATACCCAGTATATGACCCTGAAATGGTTCGACCGTACCCATGAAGTTACCGGCCTTGCCAAGAAAGGTAACTATTCTGAATTTGTGATTGAAGGCTCTATTGGCCTGAAATGCACTCAGCCCCAGGCACACGGCTCCATTACCAATATCAAGATTTGACCTTATTCCAATGATTGACTGTGCACCGGCCGAAAAAGCTGGTGCATGGTTCAAACAAAAGCAGCGTACACAATGTGGAACAATCCGTATTGTGTACGCTTTATTTTTTAGCACTAACCATGAAAAAGAACGGAAGTGATTCACAAACATGGCCATTTATGAGCAGAAACTCACGGATTTAAACGATGGAAAAGGCGGTGTTGCCCTCACCAATAAGGTGGACCTGCGGGACGCCCTGGATGCTGTAGAGATTTCCAAACTTGTTGGCAATACCATTAATCAGGGAAAGAGCGATGAAAAGCAGATTATGTTTGCTATCCCCCAGGAACTATGGACTCTGGACCCGACTCTACGCCTTGCCACCTTTTACCGGTCTGTGGGAGAAGAAGCCAAATATGTTGCCCAGATCAGAAAATGGACGAAGGAAAACCCACGGCTGTGTATGGAACATAAACGCCGGTTCTTTTAAAAGCGGGGTGTAGAGATATGAGTATTACCGCAAAAAGAATATCCCGTCAGGTCCGGTATAAGCTGAATGACAATGATGAAGTAAAGTATTCCGGCTATGATATGCTCAATGCCATTAATGAATCCATCCGATATTTAAATCAGTCCTACGCATTGAGCAACAGCGATTTCCTGGAGAAAATCAAGGAATACCGCGTTGATGAGATGAACAAGGAAGTCGATGAATACAACGAAAATAAGGGCGCAGATGATCCGGAAAAAGAACACTACGACTTTGAAAAGACGGGTGCAGAGCTGCCGGACGATTTCATTCTGTTAGTCCGGGTGGCAAGGGCGAAAGATAAATACCACCTTTCTCCCGTTACCCTGGAAGATGAACTTCCTTTTGGGACCTATAGAGTATTCGCCGGAAGAATCTACGCAAGAAGCGACTTTGACCTCCTGTATCGTGCCAAATTGAACGAGATAGAGGACATTGAAACGGGTACCATTGACCTCCCGGATATTTTCTTTGACTGCATTGTGAAGATTGTAGCCATGATCCTAGAGCAGAATCCCAACGATGATGTACTTATGAGCGAAGTCAACCGGCTGGTAATCAGCATTGTTCCGGCGAGAAGATACTCCAATGTAAAAATCAAAATGCCGTTTATGTGCTGATAAGGAAGGAGGACGAATGAAACAATGAATATGTTAGTGGATGTGGCCATCAATCAGATCCGGGACAAAATCAACGACCGCGATGAAGTGGGCCTGGATGACAATGAAATCCTGAGCTATCTGAACGAGGCCATTCAATACGTTTCCTCTTTCCTTGTGGGTGCCGGTTCCCCGCTTGTTATCAACGATTTAACCCTGACAGACGAGGAAACCGCACTGCCAAAAGAATTTGTACGGACGGCGGGCCGGTTCCCTATCCGAATTACCGGCAATACCATCAAAACTCTGGATGATCCGCCCGTCACTATCCGGTATTTCGCCAACACCAAAAAGGTGGAACTGGATGATGATATGCCTTTCTCCCAGCTGGCCTTAAATCAGGTATGTATCAAGCTGGCTGCTATCTATTGCCAGAATCAGCAGGCCCTTGATGTTAGCCAGGACAAGGCCCTCTTGAATGAAATCAACCAGGCTATAGCTGCGGCGGTCAACGGGCCTGTTACGGCAGCCAATCAGCCACAGGGGTGATGTGAACCATGGCGGACAACAAATTTTCCAGTGATGATATTCAAAAGATTCCCAACAGTGTATCCGGGGACGGGCGCACGTTTGTTGCCCAGCTGAAAAAGGCCCTGTTAAAGTTCGCCGGGAATGTTTCAAGCGGTGTATCAGAGGCCATTGAAAACACCTCAACGGCCTATGGACAAGCTACAGGCATTACCCTTTTGGAAGAACATGTGACCGATGATTTAGGCTACCCGGAGAACGATGTATACGTTACCTGGGAGAAGGGAACAGTGACCGGCTATAGTGGCGCGTCCGTATGGTACAAGGCCGGAACTACCGGCCAATATCAATATGCAGGGAACGCCAACGGAGTAACCTATACCGTAAAGAAACTGACAGCAGGAACCACCTACACCATTAAGGTGGTAGCCATTAATAAGTTTGGTATTAGCTGTGATTTCGATACAGCTCCAACGGCAGATATAACCGTACAGGGTTCCAGCCACCTTCCTACCGCTCCGGATCAGTTCACCGTTACATGGGAAGGCGGGACACCACACTGGCAGTGGACGGCAGTCAACACGCAGGATTATTTTGACGGCTACGAACTACGGGAAAACACGGACGCAGGGAAGTATAAAGGGATGCTGGACAGCACCAGCGCCCTTACGTCTGATGCTGTACCCAGTGAACGGTCCGGCACCGCCTATCTTTTTGCACGGTCCGTCTTTGGCACCTATGGTTCTCCAATGACACACCTGTATGAACTGGCACAGCCGGCAGCACCTACGGCCCCAACGATTGAAAACCTGTTCCAGGGATTCAATGTTCACATGGCCTCCTTGCCGGTAAACTGTACGGGCATGGAAATCCTTGCAACCAACACAAGTACGAATGATGAACATTCTTTCTATACTGAGAACAGTGTATTTCAAATCGGGATTCTTGAAGGCAATTACGACTTCAAATACCGCTATTATGACTGCTTCGGGAATGGGGAATGGTCCGAAGCGGTCAATGCTGACGTTACCAAGGTAGTTGGTTCTGACTGGATTCAGGATGGAGCGGTCAAAGCGGAAAAGATTGCTACCAATGCTGTCAACTCAGACAAGATTCTGGCCGGGGCAATTACTACGGAAAAGATTGCAGCCAACGCCGTTACAGCCGGGAAAATCGGAGCAAGCGCTGTCCTGGCAGAAAACATAGCTGCTGGAGCAGTAACCGCTGGAAAAATCAAAGTGGACAGCTTAAGCGCTATCAGTGCCAATGTGGGTTCTTTAAAAGGCGGCACCATCACGGGCACGCAGATTGTCGGGACGAATTTTAAAAACAGCTCCGGGAGCTTTACCGTGGACGACAGCGGAAATATCACGGGAGCAACCTTGAAATCAGGGACAATCGACGGCAACAAAATCCGTATTAATGGATACAACGTCAAAAGCGTCAGTATCATTAAAGGCCGATTATATATGGATGATGATAATTGGGATATGCCTACAGATGAAGACAAACATAATGGGATAGGAAGTTGGGGAAAAGACGGTAATTGGTATCGTGGAAAAAAACATACAGGAGCAAGATATATCCCGCTTCCGTCAGGATATACGAGAAGCCAATGTATATGGGGAATCGTTAATGAAGACAATATCCTAGCAAATAGCTGTTATTATCCAAATCCAACCATACCATACGTAGAATGTGCCAACATGGGAAGTGGTGGCAATGATGACGGATATGTAGGATATTGGTGTATTGGTGTTAAATAGGAGGTAACATGTACTATATAATCAAAAAGTCAGATAAAAGATGCTACGGGACAGCTGATTGTAATGCAGTTGTCCCCGAAACTTACGAGCTTGTTGAAGACGATAAATATATAGACAATCCCCACGACTACGTCCTCCGTGACGGAGCCCTGGTCTACGACCCGCCCAAGGAGGTGGAGAAATGAAACGACAAGCATACCAGCACCCGGAGCTGAGAGATGCCAACGACAGCATCATCCAGGACGGAGCCTTTGGTAAAAAGACCCCTCTGGCCAACTCCGAGGGCACCGGCTGGCTGGACTACGTGGCCAACGACCTGGAGGCCCTGCATGATGCAGTCAACGGCGGCAGGGTCTACGTGGACAGCAAATCCGACCTATTTTATCGTTTTTGATGTAAGCGGGATTTGAAGAAGGAGGGTGAAACGACTTGATTCTAAAATTCTATGTGAAGTATCAGACCTTGTATCTGTTATCCCGTGATCCTGTGGTAGCTGATTCCAGCGGATACCTTCAGGCAAACTTCCAGTTCACAGAGGACTGGGACGGGACCAATAAAACAGCACAGTTCAAACGAACAGAGAGCGACCTTATCACAGACGGTAAGCCGCTCTTTTTCAATGAGGAAATCGACAACAACGGCAACTGTATCATTCCGTGGGAAGTTCTGAAGGGAGAAGGGACTTTTAACGTCAATGTATTTGGTCAGAAAACAGAGAGTGACGGGACCACGGTGAAAACCATTACCGTCAACAGCCTGGACATTAGAGTGGGGCAAAGCGGCCTGACAACCAATGAAATCCCCCAGGACAGCACTCCGAACCAGTATGACAACATCTATGAAGAAATTCAGAAAGCGGGGAAAAAAACTCAGGCTTCGCAGACCGCGGCAGCAGCATCCCAGGCGGCAGCGAAAACTTCTGAAACCAATGCGTCCACAAGTGCTACGAACGCAGCCAATTCCGCCACCAGTTCGGCTAATTCTGCTACGGCAGCAGCTAACAGCGCAACGGCAGCGGCAACCAGCGAAATCAACGCCAAGGCTTCCGAAACGGCGGCTCTTGCCTCTCAGAAAGCTACCAGCACCTCCGAGACCAATGCGAAAACGTCCGAGACAAATGCCACCTCCAGCGCCACAGCTGCGGCAACAAGTGAGAAAAACGCTAAGGCTTCCGAGACTGCGGCTAGTGCTTCGGAAACAAATGCTAAAACCTCAGAAACAAACGCGGCTTCCAGTGCTACGGCGGCTGCCAGTTCTGCAAGCGCGGTGGCCACCTCTGCCAGTAATGCCAAGCTCAGTGAAACAGCGGCGAGTACGTCAGCAACGGCAGCAAAAACCTCTGAAACGAACGCAGCGGCCAGCGCTACGGCTGCTAGTAACGAAAGCACTACAGCGAAAGCATGGGCAACTTCCACGGAGTCACCTGACGGAGAAGCCGATACGGACAGCTCAACCGGTAAAACTCAATCCTCAAAGAGCTGGGCAATTTACAGCAAGAGTCAAGCAAAAGCGGCAGCAACCAGTGAAACCAATGCCGCCAGTTCTGCATCTACAGCCAGTACAAAGGCTACAGATGCGTCCACCAGCGCCACAGCCGCCGCCAACTCTGCCAGTGCCGCATCTACCAGTGCGACAAACGCTAAAAACAGCCAGACGGCAGCGGCATCCAGTGCATCCGCTGCTAAAACCAGCGAGACCAATGCGGCCGAATCGGCAGCGGCTGCCGCCTTATCTGCTATGCAGGCGGCTGCTGGGCAGATCAATGCGGACTGGAACGCTGAAAGTGGTGTGTCGCAAATCTTAAATAAACCGGTTATCGATACTACAGTAACGGACGGCAGCACAAACCTGGTAACATCTGGAGCAGTAGCAACTGCTATTGCT